ACAAATACTGGGTTTAAAACTATCAATACAGTAAAGTCAGGTTTAACGAAGTTATTATGATTTATTGGAATGTAATGCAATTTTTACACTGTAAATCTTTTGAAGCCCGCATAAATACTGGGATTGCACGATTATGGCACATAATTACTTATTGTACACAATTTTAATATATAATATAAAATTTTATATAAATTCTTATATTTTCTTATATTTTCTTATGAAAAATGTGTCAAAATGTGTCAACTTTAATCAGAAACATATTCAAGCTTTTTAATTTCATTTCGTAGCTGTTCATTATTAATATGCGTATATGTTTCAAGTGTAACTCCGATATCTGCGTGTCCCATTATTGTTTGTACGGCTTTAATATTCATTCCTGAATTAATCATTTTTGTACAGGCTGTATGACGAAGAACATGTGGAGTGACGTGTGGTAAAATTACTTTTCTACTCGCATTCATATCATCACTCAAATATTTAAGTGTATATTGTAATGCTCTTGCACTTAAATTTGTGCCTCTGTTAGTAGTAAAAACAAAATTAGAACAATTGTCAATCTTGATATTGGAATTTGTTTTATATGAAATTTGTTGTTGTTGTCTAAAAAGCTCTTTAACATACTCTGTCATATAAATGGTTCTGATTCCTGCTTCAGTTTTTGGCTTAGATATTGTTAAACTTTGTTTTGTTTCGTGATTCTTTAATCGTATAGCTTGCTTATTAATAAAAATAATTCCGTTGTCAATATCTACATCATCCCAAGTAAGTCCTATAGCTTCGCTTATTCTTAACCCAGTATTTAATAAAATAGCAACAAGCGGATATATTCTTTCCGATTTTGGGGAATTATTTATTCTATCTAATAACTCTTCTTCTTGTTTTGGTGTAAGAGCTATTTTTTTTGATGAAGATTTCTTGTTGGTAATTTTTATGCTTTGACAAGGATTTCTTGCAATTAACCCATCATCGTAAGCTAATTGCATTGCCTGATTAATGACCGTAAAAATTGTTCCAATTGTAGAATTGGCATACTTTTTTTCATCCGATAATGTTTTTAGAAAATATAAAACATCAGATTTCTTAATTTCTCCAATTTTCATTTGACTTATTTTTGTTCCTTTAATTACACTTTTATAATTTAAAGAATACAATTCTTTGGAACTTAAAGAAATATCTTGTTTTATGTCTAACCATTTCCTAATAACGCTATCTAATGTCATGTTGGACTTTAAAGATAATCCCAAAGATGTTTTATAAATAATGTCTTTCTCTAATATTCTCAGTTCATTAAGGTTTTTTGCATAAACATATTTTTCATGCCCTGAATAATCTTTCCATCTATAGGAATATCTTCCATCATTCCTTTCGCTCTCGCCTTTATTTAAAACTCTTCCTTTGCTATCTTTCCTACTCATTTGTTTACCTCCTTTGTCATAGAAAAGAAAGCCTTAATACAATATTAAAATATCATATTAAGGCTTTTTGTTCAATATTTATATAACTTGAATTTTATCGAGATATTCTTCAAAACGTTTTCTTTTAATTATTTTTTGTGTACCTTTTGCAATAATAAAATCACATTCAGGTTGATTAATTAATTCGCGTATTTTATTTTCGCCTATATTGCTATATAAGGCAGCTTCTTCTACGGTAAGATTTAATTTATGCCATATTGGAACATGTTTATCTCTTTCCTGTGCTTCCAAATCCACCTTCACCTCTTTTAGTACCACTAAGATTTTCTTTTTCGTTAAACCCGAACTGTTCTACTGGCTGAATAATAATCTGTGCAATTCTATCACCTTCAGACACGATCCTTGTTTCACTGCTCTGATTATATAGTGCAACCATAATATTACCTCGATAGTCTGAATCAATCACCCCGACCTTATTGGCAAGAGCTAATCCCTGCTTACAAGCTAATCCACTTCTGGCATAAATAAGACCAACATATCCTTCGGGAATTTCCATTACAAGCCCCGTGTCGATAAAAGCTGTTTCACCGGGAAGAATTTCTATCTTCTTCTCTTCATTATGTATAGCTGCATATAAATCTGCTCCTGCTGCAAATTCACTGCCATATGTAGGGGTTTTTGCATTCTTATTTGTTTTCTTAATATTAATCATTTTCATCTTCTAAAATTCCTTTCTTGATTAAATTTCTAATTTCTTTGCTAATATTCATAGAAATGATTTCATTTACAATACTTTTATTATCTTTGTGATAATATGGATAATAAGTTGTTCCATTAGATTGGATCTCGTATGAAAAATAGTTTTCATCTATGTTTACATAAAAATAGGCATATATTGTCGTTTTATTATTTGATTTGTACATGGATGAATAATATCTATAATTTCCATGCTCATCATACCTAAAACCATATTCTTTTAAAATTTTATTGGTAATACCTTTAGCAAGTTTCAAAATAATTTCCACCATCCTTTACATTTACTCTAAATTTGCCTACATGTTCATAATGGTAATTTCTTTTTCAAGATATTTAAGATATTCATCCCATTTGTCAATCATATAGATATATTCCTTGCCTTTGACACATTTGAGTCTCATATCTGCTTTAATATTCTCCCAAGGAGTCTTCTTTGTGACCAAAGTCTGCAAGAACGAATTAGTCATTCTGCCTATGGTTAAAAGCTTGTCAGGAGAAATTTTAGACACGATTTGTTTGTACTGTGTCAATTTATCATCTGGAATCTTAAAGTCAGTTTTAGGGAGATTTTTAGGTGAATAGGGACTTATACCTGCGCCATTTGTCTTAGGTTTTAATAATGGAATTACTTTGTCTGAATTGATATATTTGAACTTGAATAACACTTCAGAATCCGTTTCACTTATATCAAATATGATTGATGGATTCGACTGTTGAATTGTTTTAACGATATTGTGACCTCTTATCAATGAAGGTATATATGCTTGTAATGTACTATTGCCAAAATGAAAGACTTTATTTCCGAATTGACAATCAATATACATATCTACATCTTCATATGTTCCATTGAGTTTTCTACAATAGTCGTTTGTGTGAGAATCAATAGGAACTTTTAACCTGTAAATTCCTTTGAACTTATCATATAAGTAAGCTATGTTTATCACCTTCTTTTAATATTCTTCGTATTCTTTTTCATCACTTACTTTTGGTGCATTGTTTTCTGCTTCTAAGACAACATCTAAGCACTCTTGTCTATTGTCAAATATTAGCTCATTAAGACTACTATATAAAAACAAATAAGCGTGTTTATCGTGTTTGTCAATGCCAACAAAGTAGTCATCGTCTACGGTTCGAATAAGTAATTCATTGACTTCGTATGTGCCTACTGGCTTCAGTATTCGAGCGTAGTATACAATTTTACCCCTTTTAATATCTTCTTTGGTCATTTGTAATTCTCCTTTATTAATCACAATATAAAACTATTTTGTTCTGAGCGAGAGATTGCTTTACGTCAATTACATGTTGATTTTTTGAACCTCTGAATTTCAATGTGAGATCCTTTTGCTCATCTATATATTCTCCGTCTACAAGCACATTTACATTGGAAATTATGTTCTTTCTTTTTATCATAGATAAATCTTCTTTGATGTGTTTTTCAAAAGATGTATTATCTTCACATAAATCAGCTTTGATTTTATAATTCATAATTTCATTCCATTCAAATCCTGTATATAACCAGATAGTTTTCTCAGGAAAGGAAATACGGATTTCTTGGACTAATTTGAGGACTTCATCAAGGTTATACTCATATAGTGGATCACCACCACTGAAAGTAATGCCAGATATATAATCTTTAGACAGTTCTGTGAATATTTCTTGCTTTGCCGATTCATCAAATTGAATACCGCTATCAGGATTCCACGTTTGAGGATTTTGACAATTATAACAATGGTGAGAACAGCCTGAGAGCCATAAAACAACCCTTAGCCCAATTCCATTACATACATCTTCATGCTCTATTTTGAGATAATTCATTTTAAATTACCTCCTTGTCATAGTCTGCTACAATGTCATCACACGTAAACCCATACTTCTTTTCAGCTTCTTTTCTAGCATTTACAGCATTATTAAAATCTGTATAATCACCTAAGTATTTGGTTTTATAATTAACAGTTATATATGCTGTCCACATATTCTTTTCTTTGTTGTAACTTACACCTGTTTTACCAGAAGTATTTACTTTGCTTAAACCTCTATTGTGGGAATTTCTTTGATTAGATTTTAGAATGATATTACATTTTCGATTGTCGTCAGTATCACGAGATAAGTGATCTGGAATTGAATTTGACGATTCATATTCACCATATTTTATTTCTGCAATTACTTGATGAATCATTAAAACAGATTTATTGTATTTATCATCTATTTTTACATTTGTCACCCAATAGCCTTTGTCGATATTGCCACGTTTATCAATTTTACGCCAATACCATCTTTTAACAATGTCGTAATCATTTTTGTCAATAAGACACTTGTTATTATTATCGTCTAATAAATAGTATGTATTATCGCCATTATCAATAAATTTATTTGTTTTAGTAGAATATTCCTTGTTCCTTTTTGCGATTTGTTCAGAAGCATAACATCCACAAGATTGTGTATGTCCAGTTTTTAACTGATATCCTGTAACACTTTTAATTTGTGGGTTGCCACAATCACATTTACATAGCCAATGTGCATTTGCCCTAGTTCCATTTTTATACTCTTCTTCATCACGTTGTAAATCTCTTCCAATTACAGTCAGTCTTCCGAATTTTTGCCCAGTTAAATCTTCAACTCTTAAGGGATTGTTGAACTTGGAACATCCACATGATTTAATATGTCCACACTGAATAGCAGCTAATTGATTTGGTGGTGGTGTTTCACCACAGTCACATTTAGTTCTAACATATATTCTATGATATTTCTTATTAAAGTAACTATCATATGATTTTTCATAGTCAATATCTGTTATTGTCAGTCGATTGTACTTCTTTCCTATTTCTGACTTAGCTTTATCTATTGCTTTATTATAAAATACAATTCTTCGTTTTTTCTTTGTTTCTTCTGTTAAAATTCTTCCTATAAATATCACTCCTTAAAATAAGTAGTAGAGGAATTTTTATATCCTCTCTACTTATTTATTCTCTTATTATTTAAAAGTTTTGTGCGAAACTCTCATCTCTACCTCTTGCTGTTTACCTTTATTGAATGCACTCTTGTAATCACCTGTAAGATAACCAGTTACTCTACGAAGTCGTCTAATCTCTTTACATCCACACATAGGACATTCATCAGCAATATCATCCGTGTAACCACAATTGGTACACATATCATTTGGAACATTTATTGCAAAATAAGGTACGTCTTTATCCATTGCATAATTTACGATTGTTTCAAGTGCATCAATATTATTTTTTACGCTACCATTAAGTTCCGTATAAGTAATACATCCTGCACGACTATATCCTGTAAGTTGAGATTCAATATCAATTTTTTGCATTGGTGTAATTTCAACCCACACAGGAACATGGACACTATTAGTAAAGAAATCTTTATCGGAAACATTAGGAATTACACCATATTTATCCTTGAACTTTTGCATTGAGGTGTAACATAAATTTTCGGCAGGACTAAAATATGTTCCAAAATTAAGCTTATATTCCTTTTTGAACTCAACACATCTATCGTAAAATAACTTTTCAATTTTTTTAGCAAGTTCCATACCTCTATCTGTTGTATGGTCACATCCAATAAGAATCTGAAGTGTTTCTGCTAATCCAATCTGTCCGACACCCAAAGTCCCATGTTTTAATGCAGATACGATTCCTTCTTCTGGAATATAACCTTCCATTACACCATTCTCGTACATAAATTTTGCTGAATCTGGTGACTGTGAACAAATCCATTCAAATCTTTCAAGCAACATATCTTTTGCTTCATGGATTTTTGTGTCGAGAATATCCATAAATACATTAACAATGTTTTCGACTTCTCCATCTTTATTTATCTCTTCAACAATATCTTTTGCTTTCATTGCTAAAGTAGGCATAATAATTGTCACAGGACAGATATTACCTCTTCCATCTTTCAACTGACCAAATCCATTAATGTCCCATGTATTAGCGGTGCGGCAGCCCATTGTGCTGAAATATGTCTTCGGATCGTTTTTATCATATCCCTCATTACCAGACCAATCCACATTAGCATAGTTTGGATATAATCTCTGAGCAGTTGAACGTAATGCTAATCTAAATAAATCATAGTTTGGATCTCCTGGTTTTCTATTTACACCTTTCATACACTGAAAAATTCCACATGGAAAAATAGATGTCTTATGCAGCTTACCAATACCTTTAATCGAAACATCAAGTAATGCTTTAGTTACCATGCGACCTTCTGGTTCTGTACATGTTCCATAATTGATTGAAGTAAATGGGAGCTGATTACCTGAACGGCTTTGAAGCGTATTGAGATTATGATAAAGACCTTCTACTGCTTGATATGTTTCATTTATAGTGTCATATAATGCACTTTGATATAGAATTTTATTTAATTTGTTGTTACCTATATAAAAATCTTCTTCATTTAATCCAGTATTGTCAAAAAACATCTGTTTATGTTCATCAACCCAATCATCAAACTTATTTCTAATGATTCCATTTTCTTCGTATGTCTGGAATAAAAGTTCTAATAAATTTAAGTTTGCAAATTCTTCTGTCTGTTTTAAATAAGCAACAATATAATGCTTTAGAAAGGATTTTTTTATATACGGTATCATTGTCCAATCAAGATGAGTTGCCGAAACTCCCCCAAACTGTTGTAAAGACTGTAACTGAAAAATAACGGCTACAAGTTGAAATGCGGTATTTACTGATTGAGCAGGTCTTACATCTGTTTGCCTTGTATTAAATCCATTAGCAAGTAATTTATCAAATGGAATTGAGAGGCAGTTATGCATACCAACAGCATATGAATTAAGGTCATGAATATAAATCTCATTATTTAAATGATTATTTCTTGACATTTCTGACATACAATTATCTAATGCATACTGTTTTAATACGGTATCACTTGTTTCGCCAACCCTACCTCCGAATGATTTCTCATCAATATTGGCATTTTGATTTTGAACGTTTGATGCTGTAAGTTTTTCTTTGATAGACTTCATAAGATTAGTATTCTGCTCACGCACTCTCGTTCTGTCATTTCTGTAAATCACAAATGCTCTAGCAACATCTTTGCGCTTGCCATCCATAAGCATCGTTTCAATAATGTCCTGAATATCTTCAACATTCATAGATCTTTTATTTAATGCTTCTATGTGATTTGTAATTACTGTAGCCTTTCTTTTTGCTTCTGGTGTAATTTCACCATCTACCTCATCGAAAGCAGCAAGAACCGCTTTTATAATTTTGTTACGGTCAAAATCAACTTTTCGACCATCTCTTTTAATTACCTTTGTCAATATGTATATCTCCTTTCTAAATTACTGTTATGATTGCATAACCAAGTACACATGCCGCAATCGCTGATACAGCTTTCCAATCAATCTCAAATTCTATACAATCTATAATATTGAATTTCATTTTATCTCCTTTCTCGATTCCATAAGAAATCAACCTTTCTTGTGCTTTTTTAGCCTCGCAAACCCAGTATTCATGCGATCTGCGAGAACACCCCCTTTTTAAAATCACCAATTTTTTTCTTCATTTTTTACAAATTCAGCAACTTTGCCGTCATTGAGTAAAACAGTTTCGTTCTTGTATTCAAACTGTTCTAAGCAATCACCAACAGTAATTTCATCATAATTCATATCATTATTCATAAAAATCCTCCTTAATTTAGCGCAAATAATAATCTAAAACATATTCAACACATTCTTCTTCTGTGTCAAAAACAACATCGCAGTCTTCCTCAGATTCCCATGGATATACATTTTTTGTTCCATATCCAATAATAGGAATTCCTTTCATGCGAGCGTGTTCCAACTCTTGCCCTGTCCCTACAGAACTATTAGAGTTATTTAAATTAACAATTACCAAATCACTTTTGTCAATTTGATTCATAAAAAACCGTTTGATTTGTTTATGGGTCTTATGTAAAGTTTTATAGTAATTAAAAAAATCATTCGGATTAATTACTCTAATATTACCAAATCTTTTTGATTCATAATTTTCGAGTATATTTTTTACATTGTTTCTCCAACCATTAGCTTCTACTTGAGTTAATCCGCCAGTTTTACCTGCTAAATAAATCTGAAAATCTTTCATTTATCATCCTCCCAATTTAATATTTTGTTTTTACAATTACCGTTACTGTCCACTTTATAATTCTCTCTTAGTATAAGAATATTGAACGGAATATTTTTATCATGTCGAACACAATCTAAAGATGAACAATTGCGATTAGCACAATACATTCTTTTCTTATTTTCTCTCATTTTTATCACACTTTATGCCGTTTCATCGAAAAATTTACACACAGAAGCAACTTCTTCGACTGGTCTGTCGTAATTTTTAACGAGATAATCAAAGTTATCTTCCTTTCCATCAAACATAACTTTATCTGCCTTATATCTACGTTTAGATTCTTTCTTGTTTGGTCTCTTTTTCATTCGCTTTTTTAAAATTGAATTTTTGGCAGTTAAGTAAATAGAAATGTATGAGTCAAACAGATCATTTAAGTGTTCTAATCCGTCAGGCGTTAGAATTACAACTTTTTTTCTATTATAATCATAGAAATCTGCCAATCGACTACCGTAGTACCAAGTACCTTCATCGGTCTGATAACTTCTCCACTCCAAAAATTCCTTGTTTTTAATCATATCTTTAAACTCATTTTCGGTTACGAAATGATAATCTACGCCATCAAGTTCATTAGATCTTGCTGGACGCGTGGTATAAGTTAAAATTCTTTCATATCCCAATTTTACTAATTCTCTTGCAATTGTGTCTTTACCACTGCAAGACTTGCCAACCAAGCAAATACTCATTAATTTATTCTCCTTTCACGTAATCTTTAATTTGATTTAGAAATTTTGTTTGAACAGTTTTGTCGTTTGAGTACAGACAACATGTAATTGGTTCGAGTAAATTTAAGCTAAAAATAGCCATAATTGACTTTGCGTCAATCTCATATCTATGACTTTTAATTGTAATTTCTTCATCAAATTTTGTTACAATCTCAACAAAATCATGCACCTTTCTAATTGTATCTAAACGAATAGTTGCTAATGTTTCTTCCATTTCTTTCCTCTCTTTATTCATAAATTCTTATATAAGATATTTCGCCGTCAAAAATACCACCTAAAGTAGACACATCGCCAGTATTACCCCATCGATTAGAAATATTAGGGATTAATGTTGGTGTGTGTACTATAAATTCAACTATAGAACCATTGCTAACTGTATACTGTCCTAAACTATCTGTATGTTCATCTGCCTTGCAATCTGCGAGAATACAAGGAATTACTTCACCGCTTTTCATCACGATATCGAAATATGTTCCAATTTGGGTTGTATAGTATGAACCTATTGCGCAACAGAATCTATTATTGACCTTATAGATGCCTGTTTCATCTAATACATATTCACTTTTTAACCTGTATTGTTGTGAGTTTTTATTGGTGATATGTCGAGCATCCATATAGCTCTTAAACAGCTTGCCAGATGGTACATCACAATCTGTAAAAGTAAGATTTTCTTCAATTTCCTCTAGCTCATCTTCTAATTCAATATTCTCTACAATTTCTTCAACTGCTATCATTTTTTGTTGTTCGTAATATGTTCTATATTTTTTATAAATATGAGAATATATTTCTGCTTTTTCTTCTTGTACTGTTGCAGCTACAGTTAATTGTTTATTATTTGCTGCCCACAATGGGGCGACACAAATAACAGCACTTAAAAATACTGTTTTTGTAATACTTCTTTTCAACGTATGAATCTCATACACCCACTTTCTTCATATTTTTTCGTATACAATTTCAAATATTTTTCATTAGAATTATCAAATCCAATAGGCTTTAATTTTGCTTCAACAATGCCGTATTCTTTTTTGATTTCTTCTACTTCATTATTCTCTTTTGTTCCAACCGTAACATATGTGTTGTCAGGAATCTTAGAGAAAATCTCTTTTAGTTGTTTCGCTTTATAGTACAAATTTTCACATTCACCTCCTCACTCTCATTAAATTCACTGAATTACTTTAATCATTTGTAAAAATTCTTCTTCTGAAATAATTGGAATATTAAGCGATTTTGCTTTCTGATTCTTAGAGCTTGTTGAATTGATGTCGTTATTAATAAGATACGATGTTTTAGAACTTACAGAACCTACAACTGTACCACCATGAACAATTATATCGGCTTTTAATTCATCACGGTTTTTATAATGATGAACTGAACCAGTTACAACAAATGTTTTACCTTGTAATGTTTTTGGCATTTCATCTAAGACTATATTAGGTGATTCAAATTTAAACTCTTTTGATAGTTCAAATATTTCTGAGCAATGTATATTGAAATACGAATTTAAAGAATTTATAAGGCTATCTCCTATACCTGATATACTTCTAAAATGTTCTGCGCCATCAGTAATCATAATTTGCATAAAATTACCTATACTTGAAGTATTCTCTATTGTACAATTTTCAGCAATATCCTGACTTGCTGATTTGCCGAGTAAAGGAACGGACAAACTATAAAGGAAACGCTCAAGACTTGTCTTACGAGACTCTTCAATAGAGTTAAGAAGTTTTTCAACAGATCTTTTACCAAATCCTTCCAAATCTTTCATTTCATTTTCATGATCTGATAAATGATAAATATCCTTAATGGAATTCAACCAACCAAGATTGATGAATTTCTCGATTGTAGATTCTGAAAGATTTTCTATGTCCAACGCATTTCGACTTGCTGCATGAACTAATTTGCCTAAAAGTTTACCTTTACAGTCTGGATTTTCGCATATAAGTACCTCAGAGTCGTTCTCTTTAATAATTCTTGTAGGCTGACCACAAATAGGACATTTACTAGGAATAATAAAATTACCACTCTTGTCAATACTATCATATACTTTAGGAATAACCATGTTAGACCGATAAACTCTAATTCTATCTCCAACCCCAAGCATCATGTCTTTAATATATGTAATATTGTGAAGAGTTGCTCTTGTTGTTATTGCTCCATTTAAGTCAACTGGCTCAAAGATTGCTACAGGATTAATCAAACCCGTCTTTGAAGTATTCCATTCAATATCTGTAAGAACAGTTTCAAATAATTCATCTTCATATTTATATGCCATTGAATGTCGAAAGAATTTATCTGTACGCCCCATTGACTCTGCAATTTTATAATCATCAACTGCCATAACAGCTCCATCATAAGGAATATTATGTGAGTCTGCTGATTCTCTTATTCGATTTAATAAGATTGCCAACTCTTCTTTCTGGTTAATTCTAGTTGATTTTAATATTGGTATAATCTCAAATCCAATATCTTTAGCCTTGAATAAATCTTTACTTGGCGTTTTATGTTCAAATCCCTTAATTACTCTCCAAGCAACAAATCTCATATTTCTATTTGTAGCTTCCTTACTATCGAGTAATTGTAATGATCCAGATACAAGATTCCTTGGGTGCTTATACTTCTTATCTTCTGATAATTTATCATTGATCTCTCTAAAAGTGTCCCATCCAATAATTGTTTCGCCATCAATGATAAGTTCATCCTTATATGGAATTTCCTTTGGTACATTTTCCATTGTTAGTACATTCTGAATGCATTCAGTACCTCTTACTCCATTACCTCTAGTTTCTGCACCGATTAACTTACCATTAATATAATGAAGAGACGTGGTTAAGCCATCAGCTTTAACAGATAAGAAACAATCCTTATCTCCAATAAATTCAATTAACTCATCTACTGATTTTGTTTTATCAAGTGAAAGCATAGGATGATTATGTTCAACCTCTTTTAATTCATCTGCAACTGAATAACCAACGTTATGTGTCGGACTGTTAGATAATACAATATCAGTCTCTTTTTCGAGACTTATTAATTCATCATACATTTTATCCCACTCATAATCAGGCATAATTGGAATTTGATTATAATAAGCATATGAAGCATTATTCAACTCTTTAATAAGTTGTTTTATTCTTTCTAACTTATTCATTTACTTCCTCCTTTTCTCCGCAATATTCTCTTAAGTATGTAAGCATTTCTGACTCTTCTGGAAAGAAGCCATCAACCTTCCTTTTATTCTGTAACCACTCTAAAAAGTTTAACCAAAATTGTCCCGCTCTCCAATCTGGTATATAAGTCATGTGTAATCTAGTTACTTCGTTATAAAAATTATACAGTCTATTCGGATCTCTAATGTTAATCACCTCTTTTATTTCTTTTTATACCATCTTTTATATAATCTTTGTCCACACCTATCACAATAATTTTGTTGAGGTACACAATTATCAACCACATAATTACATATAGGACAATAACATTTATCATATCCAAGCAATTTTCTCATTGGTTTATTTTTTCTTTTTAACTCTTTGTATTCTTCATATTCTTCGCCTGAAATAATGTAAAAAGATGCCATAACTATATCTCCTCTTTCTTAGGTTTTCTACCACAAGACCTTTTTTCTTCACAATATCCTAATTTTTCACATTTAGGTTTGCACGTCATATCAATCAATGTTTTCCATTCATCAGAATATTCTCTTAAAGCTTCAAGATAATCTTTCATCAATTCATTTCTATATTCCCAATATGCCCTCGAACAAGATCTTTGTGCAGTCATATCTACTATGTTTCTGAAATTACGTTTATCAACCATATTACTGCTATATGCTAATGGCAAACACATTGTTGCATCTTCAACAGGAATCCCATTTTCAATAAACCATTGAATTTTTGAATTGACATATTTCATAAAACTGTGCCATTCTAATTCGGTTTCTTGTTTCTTCTTTACTGATGGTGGAGTTGTATATTCAAAACCTTCACCTTTAGAATAATCAATATAACGTGTTGAACCTTGTAAACGTGTTGGTAAACAGCCTATATGTGTATACCATTCCCTCAGAACTTTTGCAGAATATCCGTCAATAATTGCATAAACATCTGGAAACTCCCATGTTCTCCCATGTACACTTTCAATACAATTTAAGCCACGCTTATAATTCTTCTCTTGATTAGATATATCAGCACCCCAACATACACCTGCATAAAATCCAATCATTGTAATTGGTATTTTTGTCGTGTCGTTTGTAATAATAACTGTTCCCATTTATTCCTCCTATTTATCAAATCCCAATGAAAGTTTAGTTTTCTGTTAATTCATTAAAATTTTTATTGCTCTATCTACATGTTCTTGCTGTAAGCCACCTTCAGAAATATCATTACAGAAGAATTTTGTGTGAATCAACCTATCTTCAATTCCATATTGAGCGTAATCCTCTACTGAAAAATCATCGTCCAAACTTACAAACTTAATATCTTCTTTATCAATTTGATTGTTTACCCATGTTATTATTTCTAAAGGACGGTTCATATGAATCGTTGGAGTTTTAGACATAATTTTCATATCATATTTGGCTAATGATTTAAGCAAATATTCATACATCTGATAGCAAACTTTATTCGATGGATCATCTAAATTTCTCCATGTAGATGATAAGACAATCTCCGCATTGCACGTATGATATATTTCTGCTAATTTTTTCAGATGAAAATCACTTATCTCATTATAGGTTTCATCTGTATCTTTCATTGATTTAAAGTATGGTGATGAGTTCAATACTCCATCAATATCCAAAAATATAATATTCATATCTCACCTCGATTCTCCATATGAAATAATGGTTTCCTGCTACTTTTAATCATCATCTTTACTGCTTCCTAACAGTCTTAAAAACAAATTGATGATATCAAGATATAAAGCAACTGCACTATCTATAGCATTATCTAAAGTTTTTGCATTATTTTGTGCTTCTGCCCAATCATATCCAATATATCCGCAGAATAACAATGCGACAATCCAATCCCACCATTTAGGTACATTACCAAATAAAATCATAATAAATTCAATTACTATAACTGCTGATAAACAAATAAATAATGTTTTTCCCATTGATAGAAATATTTCTGGTTTAATACTTGATACAATGATAAGCACAATGGTAATCAAAGTAGTCAAAATAAAAGCTTGTACAATGGATGACATATAATAATCCTTTAAGCAAATACTTAAAACTACACCAACTGGCAATACAACTAAGTTATATCCTATAAAACTCACAATTGGGTTGTCTGAAAACTCACTCATACCAATACCTGCTAATGCAACTACAAAGTAGCCAATTAATACCATTGTTGGATTTAAGTTGCAAAATGTGTCTTGAAAAAATACACACATTATTGTATTCACTAAAAATCCCCAAAGTAAGATAATACCAATGGCAATGTTATACTGTTTGTCTGTTAATTTGTTATACATTATGTTATTCTCCTTATCTTCTACATCTCACACTTCCACCAGCATCTATATCACCTAATACGTTACCACAAGTTACAGAGCCACCTGCATCTATATCTCCTTTGACATCTCCACTGACTTCACAACTACCACCGCAATCAATACTTCCTGAATTGCCATGAACTTCTACTGATCCACCACAATCAATTTTGTTGACATCTCCTTCGATGACGACTTTAATATCACCACTATTACACTCTTGAATTGTTTTACCATCTACAATAACCTTTCCATTGTTGATGACAACATTAGCTCCTGAACATGTGATTGTTTTACCATTAATAGTTATTCTGTTCATTTTTGCCTCCTTAATTTTCACAAGAAACTATCGCTTTTTAACCTATCTCTCATCAACCAATTCTTCTAACACTCCACCAACTTCAGCAACAATAATTCCTACTGCTAATGGAATAATCGAACCGTTCACTAATGTTACAATTCCACCAATTACTCTGATTGCTGATTTTCCTAAACTAATAAATAAATGTCCTTTACTGTTCATTTCTAATTTCCTCCATAACTTCTTCCACTATGTATTCACAATTTGATTCTGTAGAAGCAATCTCTTCATATTTAATATTGTACTGATTTAACTTATCAATAATTTCTTTTCTCACTTCTTTTGCTTCGTCTTCATTCTGGAATCTTCCTTCGTTTTCATAAGAATGGTGTCTTGTGAGTAAATAATTTCTATTATTATATGAATTGAATACATTTAACACAGTCTTGTTAAAATCTTCTCCTAATACTTCATCTCTGTTATATATAGCACCTAAGATTAATGGGGAATCAACTACTATTACTTGTACTTTTCCTTTGACTCTTCCCATCTTGAATGACTGTTTACCAAAAAGATATTCTTGGTGTTTAAATACCTCATCATTATTTTCATAGACTTTATCTTTGGCAAATTCTGAAACATATTCAGCATTAATTCCGTTTCTTTTTAATCTTGCTGCAATATCCATAGCACAGGTGCTTTTACCTACCGATGGTTCGCCAAACAAATTTACAACAATTGTGTTCATAATTTCCTTCCTTTCTTCCAAAGAAACTGTCGTTATATTTAATAATATGTGGGTAGGGATTTTCACCCTACATATACATTACTGTACAAACAGAGGTATTATTAACGTGACCGCCATGGGAAAAGAACTTCCGTACTCTTGGTTAACAGCCAAGCGCATTGTTCAGTCGTACACTTAAGTACATTTCTCGCTACATAACGGATATTTCGTGTCTACATATTCCACCACCACATTTATTTATTCTCTTTTTTAATATGAAGCAGAAGCTTCATCTAAGTTGTTATTATTTTTTCACTTAATTTCTTTCTTTGTCTTATTTAATAGTTTCTTTAAATACCATTTTTGTAATTTTGAAAATTTAATATCATCATACATTTCTTCAAAAAGTCCAACACCATCTCTTTCGAGCATTCTTCTATAAGACCATATTTTATCTTCTTTGGCAGTATTTTTATTGTTTTTAAAATCATCACGCATAACAACTCCATCTTCACGAGTAATTTTTACTCTTGAATTTGGACAACTCATACAGTCATCTACATAACATAATCCGAATGGATTGTACTTGGCACATTCTTTTTGATCACAAACTTTAATCAGAAGTTTATATTTAGTAATCGCTCTATTGTCCATCAACTTCAACCTCTTAACATTATGATTATTTTGTCATTTTTACGAATCAAAAGAAAGAACGGTTTCAAAGGATTTTTCAACCTCGGAAACCCTTATAAATCAAGGCTTCCGAGACTTCAAAATCTTATCTTATCCTCAAACTCTCTCCCTGTGGCTCTAAATGACACCATTCACAATTAAGTGAACCATCCTGACCTTCAAGACCATTCTCTTTTAAATATTCTCTTAACTTATCACCATTTACTGCGTCAGGCTGCTTGATTCGATATTCTTCTGGAATATTTTCTACATCAACATCAATAGTGAGTTTTCTCTTTCCACCATTCTTCTGAATATTGAATGAGAATAAATCAGTTGTAAATTTCTTCTTTCCTGTTGCTCTCATGCACATTTCAAGATTCTGCTTTAACCACTTGATTCTATTCTCATATGTCTTTCTACGAGCAGATAATCTATCGTTCTCTTTCTGAATACCATCAACATCTGCTTCGAGTGCTTTAATGATTTTTGCATATCCATCAGCTTTATCTTCGATCTCATATTCAACTGACTCTAATGTGTCCATAATTACCTGTTCATCTACTTCCTCGTCCTCCAACATATCTAAAAGCTGAAGGAATTCTCCTGTAAGTTCATAAATACTACTCATACAATTATTCTCCATTTTCGTTTTCTTTTAATCTGTAAGCGTTTTCAAGTAACATATCTTTTAAAAATGTCTGCTTTGTTTTTACTTCTTTCGTCTGAATAGCCTTTGTAATAGCATAATTATTACCAACTAATACACAATACTTCTTTGCTCTTGTAATAGCTGTATAAAGTAATTCTGAGTTATTCATTATGTAACTTCCTGTGTCCATACCAACAATCGTTGATGTAAAACCAGATCCTTGCATCTTATGAACTGTACAAGCATAAGCAAGTTCAAGATTCTTAGAATCACCCTTACTGAATAACACTTCACCAATTCCAACAAAATCAATTGTGCAATATCCATTGTCCTCAATTTCTTTTACAATTCCTATATTTCCATTGAAAACAGGTGTAACATCTCCATCAGTATTAGTACACTTGTAATTATTTTTCGTGTTCAATACCTTATCTCCAACTCTAATCATGTATTTCTTAGCTTCATCGTTCTTTTTTTCTAAGAAAATTTCAATCTCATTACCATCATTGAATTTTGGATTGTAAAGACTTTGGATTTTAGTGTTAAGATTATAACAAGACAATTCCCCTTTTAACCTCATAGGAACACATACTTGAACTTCCATAATGTCGTTGAATTTTTCCATCTCTGTTTGGAAATGTCGAATAATACAATCTGCCATAGACTCTTTTGAATTTGATATATCTAATTCCATATCTTTTAATTCACCAAGAATAGCGTTTCCTTCAAATTTATTATCAAAAATCTGTTCCTGATTTGCTACTTTAATTGATGTTGGAATGATACCACTCATAAGTGCCTGTCTATGTGGCTTTGTAAGTTTTACAACTGGGAGTACATTACTATCGAGAATATCAGCGAATACCTGGCAATTACCGATTGGAGTAAGCTGTTGAACATCTCCCATAATAATCACTTTTGCACCTGTTGGAATTGCTTCTAGTAAAGATAAAAACAATGTACCGTTTATCATAGTTGCTTCATCAATTAGAACAATATCTACTGCTAATTTATTCTCTTTGTTGAACATAAACTCGCCATTTTGATATCCTAAAGCTCTATGAATTGTACTTGCAGGTAATCTAGTCGCTTCTGTGATTCTTACACTTGCTTTACCAGATAACGCACAAGCTAAAATATTGTAATCGTCATATAATGAACAAATACCATTGGCTGTGCTGGTTTTTCCTGCACCAGCCAGACCAGTCAAAGCCATAACATGATTATCAAGACTCAATTTGATAGCAGCTCTCTGTTCTTCTGTAAAATCAAAGCCCTGCTTTTCTTCTACTTTTTTAACAATTGATTCCCAATTACCAATATTAAATGACTTTGGAATATAATCATCGTGAATACTTACTTCATCTGAGTCATTTTCTACTACTTTCACAAGTCCAATCTGAAGTCTCATAAGTTCTTTCATTATGTTATTCTCCAAATTGTAAAACTTTTTAAGCGCAATTTTCGATCCATTATCAAGTACAACTACATCTTCATTGTCAATCATCTGTTTTGCAGTAGCATTTACAACCTCTTCTGGTACAAATCCCAAAGTATCATACAATGCTTTCATAAGTTCCTGATAATTAAGATAACTCTTGCCTGCTTCTCCTTGGTCATTTAAGTGATGTAATAAAAATCCTTTGATTCGTCTAATGTCATACTGACCAATTCCTACTTTACAAGCAACTTCATCTGCTTTCTTGAATCCAACACCCTCTACACGCACGAGATCATATGGGTTATTTCTAACTATATCAATTACTGTGTCTGGTGAATGATAAAAATCTACAAGTTTTTTAATGAAAGTATGTGTTAATCCCAACTGACCGAGTTCCATATAAATAGAGCTATAATCTTTAGATTCTTCATATTCGTCAATCATTTTTAAAGCCACTTGATTTCCGATACCTTTTATCTTCATAAGAGATTTCACATCTCTATTTTCCAAAAGCTGAATCACATCATCATACTCATCAAATAATTTATCAACAAGATTTTCATTCAAAACATTTTTCAAAAATTCTTTCTGTTTGTCCTTGCTTGAAATATCAATACATTTGCTGATATACACAATTTCATATGTATCTCCATATTGTTCGTGTGTTTCTGCTAATTTACAGAAAACCTTATATGTAGTTCCATATTCAAGGCTACAACAATTGCCTTTCATTTTGATTGTATAAAGCTCATCCACTTTATTCTCAAGCCATTTCAATATAACAGCACTGAATATAGCGAACTCACCAGACTCAACTTTTTTACAATACTTTGGATAGAAAATCCTATCCAAAGTACATTCAAATTTTAAAATCTTTTCTTCTTCCACTAGCATACCTCACAATCTGTTAGAAGCGAATTTCCTTTACCGTACTTTCTATAAACTATGTCATATTGTGTAATTACGTCATATTCCTTATCTATATCAGCAACCACAATATTTTTTCCTTCATCATCTTTTCCTATGATTTTCATTCCGAATTGTTTTTCAGAATTTTTAACATCAATAATGTCACCATCCTGTAAAGGAAGTATTTTGAAAATTTCTTTCTTAATCTTTCTATACTGAATTTCTCCATTACTCATGTTATAAAGAATTAAATTAGGAGCGATAATGTTTCGAGTATTAAGAACAAAATATCTATTTGTAAGTGAACAATCCTTATATCTCACTGTTCCAAATTTATTTACTTGCATTTCCATAATTTCATACGGATCAATATGTTCATCTGGAATAACATTGAAAATTTCTAAAAGAGCTTTCTTAGAATCAAGATTGTTATATGATTTTCCTGTCTTTGATAATTCTGAATTTGATATAACAATAGATTTGATATTTTCATCTGAGAACTTCTTATTTAATGTAGTTACTGTCATTTTATCTTTTCCATATAGCATAAGAAAATAATCTCTGAATACCAATAACTTCTTCGTTTTTCCATAATTAGAACAACAATCTGCAATTAAATACTGTTCTAATAATTTCTTCGTTATATTATTCTCCGAACACTTCTCTAAAAAATCATAAAATGTAGGACTTTCACACATACATTTGAATAAAATATTTGGTGTTTCGTCTACTTTTTCTTCATCCTTAGTCAAGAACATCTCAATTCTTTTCTTTGCTTCATTGATGTAATATTCTTTATCCAAGTATTCAGGAATTTCTTTTTCGTGAATATCTTCATTGTCTATAAATAAATGAGTTGGTGTATTAGCAAACTGTTCATACGATTTAACACCTTTTTCAACCTTTAACTTATAAATAGATCCGTCAGATTCTTTTGTACTAGCAAATACTCTATGTACCTTACCCTTTAATAATTCTCCATTTATAGATGAGATTTTTCCATCTTTTGCAGCTACACCATTTCCATACCAAATCTCTTTATACTTTGCTGAAAGTTTAATGACCTTTTGAAATTTGATATATTCATTACATTCATTTATTGTCTGTTCAACTGGAATACCTGACGCAAGATAATTTCTTACCGCATCATTGAGAATAGGTAAATCATTATCAATAGGCTTATTGAACTTTACCATTGCACCCTTACACTCAAGTTTTCCATTCTTCATAACAGCAATGTAATTATTAACATCTTTCTGAATCAACTTTGTATATTCATCTATCTCAAATTCCATTTTGAGTCTTTTTCCTACTTCATTTGTGATATTAATGACCTTATTTTTCATCTCTTCATTTTCACAAAGAACAAAAATACCATCTGTGTTTGTCTGTAATAATCTACAATAAGGTTCGAGTTTATCAATCAAATCAAGAATAAACATCTGTCCAAATATACAAGTAAGATTAGCCATAAGTGGATCGTAAGATGGATTGTTTCTATCTTTACCTGCACCATATACACCATTTATCATAGGTTTTAATGCCTTGTTCTTGGAATTTCCTTCAGCTTTAAGTTTTAATCTGAAATTTCTCATCTGCTTAAAGTCATCTGGATTCTTGAATTTTCTACTCAATAAACCATATTCAATATCAGTAGTCGGATACATGGATGCAACGTCAGCATGAAGAATAATTCCTTCAAATACAGATTGTTTATCATCTGCTCCATGACAGCCTCCCCATGCGAATACATGAGGAATACCTGCAACATTACAACATAACTGATTATTATGTTGATCATCTTCAGAATGTAAATGTTCTTTGTATCTCCAATTCTTAGGATTAAGATACCATTCTGGAATGAACTTATATTTATCTGATAACTGAATTGTTTCTGGGAGTCTAATGTCGAATTCATCATCGAGAGTATGCTGGTTTACAGCATTTAGAATTTTGGGAGAAACTGCTAACTGTACTTTTGTTTTTGTGAAGTATGACATATCAAGTCCATATAACTCAATAATATCTAATTGACCTTCAAAATCATCCCAACAATAATCAAGTACACGCAAAACCTCAATTACATCATGTCTGTTGTAATATAATGTCTGTTGTATTTCTTCATCTGTCAATGGTCTATCAATGTTGAAGTCTACTTCTGTTTCTCTAATGTCATCACCCATAAATGCTTCCAATTGCTTCAATGACTTATCTTTCAAAATGGCATCATAATCATTTAATGGATAATTTTTAGCATTTTTAACTACCTGAAAAGGTTTCTTTCCTTCTTTGATGAGTTTATCATTCACATAACCGACATTCATTCCATCAAGAATTCCTTTAAAAATTCCTGTATCATATTGTCTACCGTTGTATGAAATAAAAATATCATCTTTGTGTTTATTATAAAATTCTGTTAATTTCTGCTTATCATTTACAACTACTACTTCTTTTGTTCTATCTTCATGATTTATAAATGTTACACAAAACCAATTTATTCGGGAGTACACCTCGAAATCGTAGCCCCAAATCTTACTCTTATCTATTATTTAAACCACCGCCTTATCCGAAAAATCCTTGTACTTTGTCGCTTTTATAAAACATCCAATCTTCAACTAATACTTGAGCTGCTTTACCAGACTTATAATCAATTGAAAATCTTCCTACAATGTCAAACTCAAAATTATCTCCAATAGAAATAATTTTCTTATATAAAGAAGCTAATGAACTACCTTTTGTTTGTTTGACAAATTTTATATTATGATATGTGAATTCAATCTTATTCTGCTTTGAACCAAGGAGATATAAATTATATTTATTACATGGGATATTTTTAATAAGAAATATAGGCTCGCTCACTGTGTTGCCCCATACATAATCATACTTAGCAACATTTTTTATTATCTGATCGTGAATCTGATTAGAATCATACACGTTATATACATGATATGTTGGTTCATCTATCTTTCTCATCGTAGAAAGTAATGAAAACAGTTTATTTGTATTATCAAAATCTATTTCACATCCAAATGCTCCTGGGTGTCCTTCAACCTTATTGAATAATCCAGTATCTTTACACCATTGATTAAAGTCTATGATTTCACATTTATCACTACCTCGTCCACTTCCTTTGCATATATCACCTTTTCTTCTCATAAGTAAGCATGGTCTTTGATATTGATCTGCTAATCTATTTGCTATAAGACCAGTTGAATTACTATCAACATCATCTCTTGCATTACATACAAGAATAGGTAATTTATCCATGTTGAACTTTTTAATTTCTTCAGATAAAACAGCAGCACTTTCCTCTGTTATCTTCTTCTGCTTTCTATTTGATGATTGACAAGCTTTCAATACATATTCTTGAATAGTCATATTGACCATTCCTTTTCCTCTCACTTTTCTATCAATCATCTCATCTGAATTACACAATGCTTCAAACATATAACACTTATCTTCATATTCTCCCAAACGAATCATTGAGTTCATAAGAGGACAAACATAAAATCCAATTCCATTTATTGTAATTTTATTATTCATTGAATACATCTGAGCATCTACTAAAACAGATATAAGTTTATTTTTATTCGTTTTATTCCTTATCTGTTCCAATCCTTTTAGAATTAGATATCTTGTCTGAAGATTAACTGTATCAGCTCTATCTCCAATCATTCCCAATGCAACTAAATCCAAATAATCATCTGCATAATTGACTCCATAATATTTATCCAATAATTTTGTAAACTTATATGTAATGCCAACACCAGTCATAGCTTTGTCGGTTATTCTATACGAAAGTTGATTATTTACAACTATTGCAGGATTATCACTTGCATCAATACTATGATGATCCAAAATAATTACATCTTTTCCACTTTCTATAAGTTTTTTACACTCCTTAGAATCTCCTGAACCTGCATCTGGAACAATAACAAGCTTTGAATCATCTTCACACATAGTATCCACAAATTCAGATAATCCATGAATTTTACCTTTGTGAATAAAACATCTAACTTCAATGTCAGAATTTAATCTTTTTATATACTGATAAATATTGGATGCTGATGTAAATCCATCAACATCACAATCTACCAGTAAATCTATAACATCTTTATTTCTTATATGATTTATAAACACATCTCTTGCTTTTTCTATATTATCAAAGAGTAATTCACTCTCTGTATTTTTAATAGTAGGATTCAGAAAGGAGTTTATATCTTTGATACCTTTCAATTTCAAAATATCTTCCAACTCATTTCCGAATCTAACCTTACCTAATATGTCATATTTGAAACTCAAATTTACACTCCTTCCTTATTGATTAGTTCCTACATATATCTTATTATCCATTAGTTGTAATAAAATTTCCTTACCTCTATCTGTTGGACTATCCTTATACCCAAGTAAATCGTTTGTATCCCATAAAACTGAAACAACCACAAATGGACTCAATTTATCAATGATTTTATCCTTTATGTGTTTTGCCCATTTTTTACATTCATCAGAATCAATAGTTTCATATTGCTTATCTAATGCAACAATTACTTCTCTCACACCAAGCATTAAAATCATTCCTTTTTGATAATCAGTCAGATTACTTCCACATAGAGCAACTGTAAAATTATCTTCGCCAAACATTGTGTCAGTTTGGAATACTGATTTTTCAGCTTCTACAAGCATTATTTTTCTTTTTCTCTGAATAGCTTTTATATTGTGATTCAAACCAAATAGATTCATTCCCAAAGAATGATTGTAAAATCTTCTTCCAACCTTAAATGGAGTGTACTTACCAAATAATTCAATATCTTCATCAATTAAGGATCTTCCACGAACACCTATTAGTTGATTATTCACATCAAAATGAGGAATGATTATTTTTTGTTGCCATGTAGAATAAAGAATGTTGTATTTTTCCATAGTTTCAATTGATATTCCTTCTTTTATCCATTCTTCTGTGTAAAGTTTCTGAAAAATATTCAAAATACTTTTATCATATGGAACTAATGGTTTTTCCTTAACTTCTTTTTTACTACTCTTTTTATACTTCCTAATAAATTCCCAGTCTGATATTTGTTCTTGCTTTCCAAATCCATATTCACAATTATCTAAATTGAGTTTTACGCATATCCAGTTAATCGCTTTTTGAAATTCTTCCTGTTTATAATCCTTATATCCCATCACTACACCAATGATATCCAACTGACCACATTCGGTATAACAATGAAAAGACATCGAATCTTTGTAATAATATAACTTTGGTTTCGTACCATGATGACATATAGTATCCGTAATCCACATATCATCATCTTCATAATAGAAAGTTGCACCCATTTCTATGAGCAACTTTCTAATGTCATCTTCTTTTAATTTTTCCTTTAATTCTTGGGCGGTCATTGTATACCTCCCTACTTAGATACTTTTGATAATTCTGTCGCTAAATCTGATCCTGAAACATCAACATCTGTCTCAATAATTCCAACATCACCTACATCATCAAGTTTGAAATCAATAAGTGTTTGCTCTATATCTGTTATGAGTTCATAGTTATAATCTGTTACAAAACAATCAACTTCTCTCATAGTTCCCATATTAAGCTTTGTCCAAATAATAATTGTCTTCCATTTACCACCACGATTTTTGAAAATATAATAAGACATATTAGGTACAAGCTTTCCAAAACTTCCGTCACTTTCAAGAATAGGTTTAAGCTTTTTTAAATCCTTATGAGTTACTGGTAATGCTAAAATACCGCCATCAGCTTTCTCAATGATAGCTTTAGAACCTTTTAATGCACCTGCATCCTTATTATTCTCTTCTTTGTAGTTATCATTTAACTGTGTTGCTGAACCCAAATAAATACCAAACTTATTACATACTGACTTCAATGCTGCACTAAACAAGAAAAGAATCTGATCTGTTCTAAGTTTTGTATGTGTTTTGTTGTAATAATACTCATATAACGAAGGGGAATCGTTGATATAGTCAAAGAAACAAGCGACTATTCCATGATTTAAGATGTATTTTTCAATTGTTTCAGAAATGAGGTCTATTGTAAAATCAGGCATATATTCAACATAATATTCATATGTTTCAATATATTTTGCTGATTCTTCAAGAATTTTTTCTTCTTCTGGTGTAATGTCATCCCACGTTTCAATTCTATCCTGTTCAATACCACTTACATGAGCTAAGATAATATCTTGAATTTCGTCTTTTTCCAACTCTGTAGAAATAAACAATACTGGTTGACTCTCACCTGTTGATATCCATTCCTTTTTACTCCAATCGTATATTCTATCGGATACCATGTTACATCCATCAGCTAATGAACTTCTTGACTTTCCACCACCTGATACAGAACTTCTTAATATGTATTTCTTAGGACGCATACCTCTGTATACAGTTGTTAAATATCCAGATTGAAATGGATAACCATATACATTCTGTTGTTCCTTATGTTCTCTTAATCTGTCTGTAATTCCATCTCCTGCTTTGAATGAATAGTTATCACCAAACATATTCTTCCACATAGATTTGAAATCCATAAATTTGTTATTTATTTCATTAAGAACATCAATACTTGTTAATTTATTAAATGCTTCGAGTTTTTCATCATCGTTTTCATCATATAGAAAACTAATATCCATTTTCAAAGATTCTACGGCATTTCTCACAATTGAATACTTACGAACATCATCATAATATTTACCGACATTCATAATTTTATCAGAAGACATTTCAATAGCTGATTCAATATATCCCCATCCATCATTATTCTTCCAAAGTGAAATAGCTGTATCAAACTGTGATATTTCATTTTCAATATCAATAGGTGTAATCTTTTCTACATTACCCTTTTTGGCAATGTTTACAATTGCTCCCCATATCATTTTATGAAAATTCTCAGGATAATCATTTGTATTTGTTGAATATTTTTCGTCCAGTACATATCTTGGATTCAAACAATAACACCCAAATAATAAGAAAATAGCCTTTTTATCTACCTGTTGATTAAAATTAATTTGAATCACCACCTTCTAACAAATTTCCCAAATCTATCAAAGATGCTGATTTTTTATTGGAATTCATAGAAGTAAGCTTTACAACTTTAGTCTTAACTTCCACATCTGACAATTTGTTGATTTGTTCTTTTAGTCTTTCTTGTTGTGAATAATAGTCTTTTGCTTCATCATAATAATGTTTTATTAACGCAACTCCATACTTTTCAATCAAGGACTTATTTAATATTTCTTTGCAGTACCAAAGTGTATAAGTCATAGCTGCATATGAATATCCGTATTCAGTTCTAAGTTCCTTAATCTGTTTGAGCATAAATCCTGTTGGTTTTTCCAACTCGTAGTTATTACAGATAAATTCAATCAACTGCTTATATTCAGTAGAATCTCTCTCAATTTTCTTAAAACACTCTTCACAGTATGTTTTTGAAGAGTGTATGTGTTTTTCTTCTGGTTGTAATTTTTTACCACAACCTTTACATGTTGATAATCTAGCCATATACACCTACTTTACAAAGAACAGGAGGGAAGAATCCCTCCCTTATATCTGTTACGCCTTAATTCCAAACTTTTCGATTAACTCCTCAAGTTCCATAACAATAACCTTTGTAAGATCAAGCTGTGTATCTCTAAGAGTATCAAACATCTTAACATTTCCATTATCATCAAGACCAAGATTTCTCTGAAGAACTGCTGTTGCTTCCGCAAGATGACCATTGGATGCAAGTAATCCACCAAGTTCAATACCCTTTGCCTTGATTGCTTCAAAGTCTTCAACTGGTGCTGTCTTATCAATTGTCTTTTCCTTAGTTGTGAAATCTCCACCTAAATCTTCAACTGCCTTAGTCCAAGCCTTCTTGAGATCATTAACATTAATCTTATCTGGAAATCCAAATGTATCCTTTAAATCTGGATACTTGTCTGTCTTCTTAAATGTGATGTATCTCTCATCCTTCTCTCTGAACATATAACCAACAAGGTATGCCGCTTCTCTACAATAAGAAAATGTATTCTTATTAAGCTTTAATGCATCACTTTCCTTCTTTGTATCAAAATCCTTACTATGTGTTGACTGAGCAATAAAATGTACAGTATATCCAAGACTCTGAATTACACCAATATTTCTTAATGCACTCTTGAAACGAAGAGAACCTTCACCAAATGCACCAACATCCTTTAAGATTTCTGCATCTCTATTTTCAAGTACATATCTCTCGCAAAATTCTTCATATTTATCAAGTGTATCAATTACAATACAAGAGAACTTCTTCTTGAGTGCTGGATTCTTTAACTGACCGATGATTGACTTAAAATCAGACATTGTATCAACTTTCTGTGCCATAATACCAGGAATGTTCTGATATCTATCTTCAAACTCTAAGAAGAATGGATCTTTATCTGGTACAAGTTCCTTTAAAAACTTCATGAGAGTTGTTGTTTTACCAACACCTGTATCTCCCATCCATACTGTAGAATACTGAGTTAAATCAACTGACACCTTATTTGGTGTTAAATCTAATAAATTTCCAACCATGTTATAATTATCTCCTTTATTATTTGTATTTCTTATGATTCACCTACCCAAGATTACTCTTGAGTAGGCTTTTAATCTTACTGCTGTGCAAATGGATTATATGTAGTCTGTGGAGCTGGTGTGCTAGTGTTCTTCTGGAATCCTTCTGCTGTCTGAGAAGATGACTCCCCTGCCTTAATTTCAGCTAACTTAGCCTTTCTCTTAGACTTTAATGTGTCAATGATATCCTGTGTAAGTTCGTGTTCAAATACTGTTGAAGCTGCTACACCAGACTTAACATCGTTCTTTCTAATAGTTGTCTTTACCTTCTTTACAATATCAGTACCAAATGCAGCCTTCTCAACTACTTCCTGAATATCAACAGAATTGATTACTACACCAGCAAGTTTTGTGAAGCATCCATCATAGTAACCAGCACTTCTGAATGCATCAGCCATTGACTTGTCAACTGTCATCTTGATTGGAATAAGAGAATCGGCTTCATACTTGGCATCTTTTCCAAATCCATCTGCTCTCTGTCCAATAGCGTTCATTCTGATTGTAAGATTTCCAGTTGGAACTTCCTTTACAACCTCATCTGTGATAGATTCGATAATTCCTTCTACCTCAAACTTGGCTTCAAGAACTGTACTCTCATAATCCTTTGGTTCTACTCGATTAATAAATCTTGCTGAAATCTTGTTTGTAGAAACAACATTACCATCATTACCCTTGAAGTCATTTGCTGTGAACATACCATCTGTAATTGAGATAATATCTGGTGTCTCACCCTCTGCACAATGCTCAATATCCTTGAGACTCATTGCATCTGTGTACTGCTTGTAGAAATAACTCTCCTCAGAAGTGAAATTCTTATTCTCATCCTTCTTGTACTTGAAAGCAAAGAAATTGATCTCATGCTCACTATCATCAGCAGTTCTTAATACAAGACTACCTCCGATTGCTTCCTCACCCTTCTTTGTTGTAAATTCATCGATGTTGTTCTTTACAAGCTTTCCTGTTACTGTTACTAAATTTTTGAGTTCCTTCATTAAATTTTGTCCTCCTTAAAATTAAATAATTTATGTAAATATTGTTAATAAAACAATCTATATAAACGCCCACTCAGGACGGAACATGGAAGTAAATCTATATAAAAATTTATCCATAAACAGTGATTTTTGGTGTACTTAACCAAGGGTATGCTGCTAACCACCCATTATTTATTCTCTGTTCAGTTATTTGTTTTGGAAATTTTGAACTGAATTGTTCAAGACTAATTACTAAGCAGTAATCTTTACTTTGATAAGTCTATATGGCTGATAAGCGTTTGGATATTTCTCTCTATCCACTTTACTGATAAACATATCATATGGTCTAATCCATACTCTCTGATCCTTTAAGCTCTGATACACAACCATCTTTTCTTCTGTTTCTGTATTAATCCCAATGGCAATAATCTTATAAAAACCACCTTTGAAATGTTGTACTGTGTCTCCTGGTTGAAAATCTCTATCATACATGAATACACCATTTGATTCCATATGTCCCAATATCTGAACATTCATTGTGATAAATTCACCATGTTTCAGAAGTTCTTCCTTTTTAATAAATGCAATTTTATCAACTAAATAACCATCCTCTTTTTCTTCACAAGTAACTGTCTGCCCTGACTTCCAATTATTTGCAAAGTCTTCATTAAATCTAAATTCTGTCACTTTCTCACCTCCTAATAACCAATGAAACAGTGATTTCCACTGAACTCCTTTCACTTACTTATTCTCTATTCGATTTTCATTTTTATTGGAAATTGTAACTCAAATGAGTCTTAAAGGATTTCAACAACAACACCAAAGATATTGCTTCTTGTAATTGTGCCATTGATATGACCATGATTATTTGAAATCTGGTAACTGACACCATTTTTAATTGCTGAAATTTTATGTAAATAATAATTACCTTTAACCTTACAGAGTACAATATCATTCTTTTTTAACTCTGTATCTTCTGTCACAGGCTTACAAATTACTGGTTGACCTGATTTAAGTATTGGTGTCATTGACTGACCAAATCCAACCACTTTACAAGTTTGACCATTTCTTAAATGTTCTGCCGTGATAGCATTTTCTTTTCCTTCAAAATCGTATTCTATAATTTCTCACCTCTTACTTTTATTCTCTTATTTTTTGAAAATTGTTAGCTGAATTGCTAAGACTAATTGTTTAAGAAATTTCTAATATCAGTCATCATCTGTTCTGACTCATCAAGATAATATCTATGAGTATCTTCACCATCATAATATTCAAAATATGGAATTGGCTGCTCATCTTCATCATACATCCATCCAAGTTCTGAATACGCATCAAAATATACCGACACATGCTTTCCATTATAATCAATTACAAATCTGATAATCGCACCTGCAAATGGTGGAATAATTTTTACATCCCATTCTTTATCAAAGTGAAAAGCAGGAAGTTTATGACTCCAACCTTTAAAATCATGTATCTGTTCCACCTTTGATAGCATTAGTGACTTATTTACATTTTCCTGTAAGTTCATTTATTTCTCACCTCCAACTATATATTCTCTGTTTTATTTCAATTCTGTCTTTTGTCCTTATCCATTACATCTTTCATAAAATATGGCTTAGTAACAATATCAAAAATTATGTAGTAGAGATGGTTACAGAAAGCAAAGAACTTAATATTTTTACAATCCAAATCATCACCACCAAGATCTTCTGCTATATTTTCAATAATAAAAGTTACAATAGCATTTCTATTGATAGGAACATTGTGATGAATATGAGATTTTACTAAATAGACCAATCTATCTTCCACCTCTTCAAGTTCAAATTTGTATACATTTTTATATAATTCATTATCTTCGTCTTTTGATTCACCAAAAACTGCCTCAAACATAAAGTTCTGAAAATCTTCCTGACGAAATGCTTCTCTAATTTTATTCTCTGTCTCTTTTTCAAATCTCATATTCTTTTACCTCCACAACCAAGAAATGTCAGTTTCATTCGACTCTATTTCTTCACTGTTACATTGAAAACTGACCTTAAAATGCAGATAATCAGCCAAATACCAGTTGCAATAGACCATTTAAATGTCAAACCAAAGCACATTGTAATAAGCTTGATTATTCCACATGTAACAATCCAACTAAGTCCATAGCATACAGCTAAAATTGTAATGACAATAACTGCTGTTACTCCACCTTTTGTTAATTTTTCCTTCAAATTACTCATATGTATTTTCTCCATTCGTTTTAATTTAATAAGCTTTTATCAATAATCTGAAAGTTTGCTCTGTGAATATATAATGCTTTACCGTCAATCATAAGTTTTGTAGTCTTAGGTAAATCTTGACATACCTGCCAATACACTTCATCACCTGAATAAGCACAAATCGGATCGCCTAACTGAGACTGAATGACAACTACTCTTGATTTACCAAAGTAATTCTTATATTTATTCACAACACTTGCAATTATTACATTGTCTCCCAAACTGCCATCTGTTGTACTATTGATAACTTCTGGACTTTTAAAATCTACTTCTGGATTTAATCCTTTCTCGGAAAAAATCATTGTACTTCCACAACTCTCTACCTCTTTACCATCAATGGTAACTGTCACTACACTAGATAATGTCTGTGTATATCCCCATCCACCATCGGAACTATACGACTGTTCTTTGACAATGTTGGATGCAAGATCAATTTTCTGACCACTCATGTCCATGAACTTTTCACCTTCATTAGAATAAAACGAAGCATTATATGTATTACCTGTGATTGAACCATTTAGTTCATTTACTTCGTTATCTAATAATGCACATCCTGACAAACTTCCTACTGCTAACGCAGCAACTAAAATTGCTGTTACAATTTTCTTTCTCATGTGTTCCTCCTTTATATTCTCTTATTTTGTTCCCAAGAAATCGAAATTTACTGCGATTTTTACAAAGATCTCTTTGGACAACTACTCATTTTCCCAATGTTTTGCATAGCCCAAGACTCCTTTTTTACAAGTTCTTTATATTTATTTTCATCATAATTATGTTTTTCAATAGCAATTGCAGTAATAATTACTTCATCTTCTATTTTGTTCACGTCTGAAATAATGACCTCTTCAAATCTTTCTTTTTCAGCAAGTGTTAATCTATCATAAATATCTTTTGCTTTAATTCCTACTTTTACTCCGTATGCCATATTTACTCCTTCCAACTGATACTGTAATATGGCTCATTGTACTGAGTACCAGTCTCGACTTTATAACCAAGTTCCTCTAATTTCTTTCGTGTTTCAGGCTTCAAAGAACCATCTTCACTGATTGAAAATTTGCCATCTGCAATCGCATCTCTAATTAATTTAGATAATTCTGCTAATTGTTGCGTAGTGCAGTTATCAATTGCGTTATTTGTCATCTTATTTGCTTCTGACGCAGACGGGATAACATTCTTTGGTGGCTGAACTTCTGGCATAGGTATATTAGGAGTAACTGCATCTTCACAACAACCTATATCACTACAGCCTATACAAAATTTATAACTTCTACTAGTTATTGGATACTTACAAGTCATTTGAAATTTCACCTCCTGACTCAGCTAAGAGTTGCTCATACTTTCTTTTTGCTTTGGCTAACTCTTCATTTTTCAACTTCTTTTTTATTTTATCAGCAGTCTCTTGTCTGATTTTTGGATAGTCTTCAAGTAATTTTTTACCATGTTCAATGTCAAAAATAATATGTGCATTAAAATCATCCCAATCTACAGCACCATAAGATCTTCTCTAAAAACTCATTGTAATCATCCTGTGCTAAATCCCAATTTTCACTATTAACAAACATCAGACAACCAACATTGCCATTATCCCAATGAATATAATAATCATCGTCATTACCTTTATAGTTAGTAGATGAATTTGAGATATTATGACCTTTGTAGATTCTAAAATCTTCAAAATCAATTTTATCTCCCCAATTGAATCCCAACGCTTTTAGCTTTTCACAAGTCTTTAAATATTCATTTGCTCTATATCCATAACCATATTGGCTAGTCTTTTCAAACTCATTGATATATGTTTTCAAGAACTCTATTCTCTCATCTATTGTCATCTTTTTACCTCCACATAAAACCGATATTTACTTATTTTTTGATTCAAATTCTTCAAGTGCTCTATAAAATTCACTACCTTTAATTTCTGTAAAACCTGTAACATCATCTGGTGTAATAGTTTCATATTTTGTTGTAGAAATATTCAAATATAATTTATTCTCATGTTCAAATCTTGAAACTGAATACCCACCTAAATGCAGTTCCTTGAAATAGTCTCCTACTCGAATGGGATGATTGTTAATAACAATATTCTTTTCAATACATAAGTCTTGAAACTCTTTTAAAGTCTTACTGTTAGCTCTAAATTTCCTCATTAACACATCAGAATCGCAAAATAGCTTAGTTGGTTTCAATAACTCTTTACCAAATTTCTGATTATTTTCATCACAATCGGTAATATATAATCTGATATTATGTTTCTCAGACTCTTCAAATGGGCGGTTTACAGATCCATCTCCGCTAATATAATATTCTTTTCCAGCAATACCTTTATCCTCGAAAAAATTATTTGCTATTATTCTTCTTTCTTCTCCATGTTTTCTATAATCATTAATCTCTTTTAGGAATTTCTCATTTGTTACAATATAAAATTTCTCCATTTTTTATCTCCACATTTCCACAAGAAACGAATCATTCTTATTAATTTATTCTCTCAATCCATCCAATACTCTCATCAAAACGTGTCTTGTAAGATTTTTAACATCACCACTGTACAATCCACATTCAATGTCACAAGCCTTTAGAACTTCATCAAGAGTTTTATTCTTCTCTTCACTTAGTAACCTCTTACAGTTCTCATATTCAATATCATTTGTCTCATGAGCATTTCTAAGATTACTTTCTAAGCAGCGAATAATATCAATTAGTTCATCTTTTGTCATAGATTTTAATGTACTGTCGGAATATGTTTTTCTTCCATCACCTATTGACATGTTCCACCTGCCTTTACTATCTCAATCGCCTTTTCAAGAGGAATAAGATAATTATTGCTGTTGCCACTTCCATACAGTTTTACAGAAGAGTCCGTTTTCAACTGCCCTACAACACCATCAATATAATAAGCTGTTGGTTGGTCTTTTATGTCTCTATAATCTAACACATAGTTACTACACTCTTGGCAGTGTGATATATCTCCTGAACAATCACCTTCATAGTTGCAATAAAAACTCAACTTATCTGCATCAATTAATCTCATTTTATTTCTCCTATTTGTAATCTTCTGGATGTTCTTTATAGTTATCTACCACGCTTTTCATATAACTAAAATAATCTCTTACAGAATCACTACTATCAGAAAATCCACTTGTCACTTCGTATCCATTATCGAACACTGCAAAGGTTAAGAAACCTGAGCTATCTAGTCCTACTTCTATGTCACAGCCTTTATATTTACCTTTCATGATGTTATTCTCCTAATCATCCTTATCTATAATGAACCAATATAAGAAACTTAAAAGTGTAAAAATGATTCCAAGTATCTTATTTTCTGCTTGATATGAATACATCGTTACACCACTACAGAACCATACCAAAAGAAATGCGATTGCTTGTCTATAATACTTTTTCATTTCACACCTCCAATCTGTTCAAAGGAAAGAAAAATTTCTTTTTTAGTTTTTATCCAAATAAACTATATTATCTACATTATAATGAAATCCACCTATCTCTCCATTAAACCTACCTTTGACATACCATGCATAAGGACTGATACCTTCATTCATTTTCTCTGCAAGTTCATCAGCTTTTCTTTGATGTTCATCAGCTTCATTTTGCATAGATATTTTTTGAGAGTCCCATATAAGATTTGAAATTGTATCTACACACTTTCTATACATTTCAGACTCTTTTATATATTCTCTTATCACTTTTGTCATTTTGTGAATATTGTCTTTTAATATCGGTTCATTTCTAAATTCATATGGATATAGGATTAAAACTCTTTTGTCCATATATTCCGTAGATATTAATTCTTGTACATAAAACTTTGGTTCATTCAAATTATCACCTCTCAGTATTTGAGGTTTTAAAAGCCTTATTTTTCAAAGCTTTCGTGACCTCTTAATTTGTTATTCTCTACTTTTTATTCATTTTCTTTACAAATTCACGATACTTCCTTGTATATTCGTAAGAATCTCCAAAAATATTATTAACAGCCTTATAAAGTTTCGGTTCATACTTTTGAATTACTTCTAATTCGTATTCAAAATCTCTACCAAATGGACAGCCTGCACAACCAGTTCTTTTCAGTCCGTATTCTGTATAACACTTGCTGTGTTCAATGTCATAAGCATTTTCATAGTCTATTTTGTCTGAGTCTTTATACCAAAATAAAGGTCTATAATTATCACAACCAGAATCATTTTCATCAAAACAACTTTTATATGCAGTTGCTCTTGCTCCACCTTCGGCTTTTCTTACACCTACAATATTTAGGTCAAATGGTATTTTTCCATCGCCATATACACCTTCTCTTAAAAGCTTATGTGAGACATCTTTCTTTGCATATTGACAGCATTTGTTAGAAATTTTAAATGTTGGTGGGTTTTCAATCATAAATTCTTTTAGCCATTTATTATGAGTGATATTAAATTTACTACCATTACCTTTTATTCCACACCACCATTCCAATGCAGATTTGCACTTCGGATACTTCTTATATAGCGTATCAAAATCCTCGTCTTCCCATTGGAAGTTATGTTTTTGTAATCTTTGGATAAATTCACTGACTTGCTTAGATAAAAATGGTTGTCCATATCGTTTACACGATAGTGGGATTGGCTTAATTGCTTTATATGAATCAATTGTTATATCATATTTATTTTCTAAATATTTGAGATGCTCTTTTGTTGCAGAATATTCTAATCCAGTATCAAACCAGACATACTTTACTTTATTACTTTTATCGCATCTATAAACAATATCCAACATATCATCACTATCTGATCCGCCTGAAATAGAACATAGTATATATAAATATTTGTGGCTGTTAATTTTTGACCACGCTCTTATTAAATTGTCTCCTATTATTGAGTTTACAGGACAATCCTGTAATAATTCTTCAATTGTATTAGCTTTCTGTACCAATATGTACTTTCCTCACTGAAATTTATTTCATTTCAATGAGGTAAAGCCATACTTAGTGAGTGTCTTTTTACGTCACTATCACATTACTTTTTCGATTCATATAAACCAATGATCCGTTTTATGAATCATTGTGACAACCTTTGCTAATCAAAGGCATTAAATACATATGGTGAAAAGCTAACCAAGTGGTAGCACAGCCTCGCAGATTCGTTCAATACTGTTGACTTCACATTTTGTCATTTTATGATTTGGATTATCTTTGTTATAATCCTGAATAAACATATCTATCCAAAAATCTACATACTCATCATCTGACTCCGAATCCATTACAGTATATCTATCAACTGTCTTGTAATTTCCTTTTTCTGTCACATAGGATAGATTTATCTTATAAACAGGTAATGTGATTTTTGTTTTTAAGAAATTTTTAGGATGAATATTTTTTAATTTTTGCTTCAAATCTTCATCAAAAATTTCAAATGTATCAATTCCAGTCCTCAATGAGCAATTTTCAAAAAAATCACTTGGATGCACTACTTTTCACCACCTTTCTGATATTTTGTTCTCTTGTTTGTTGGGATTCCAATAGCCGAATGGCTTAGACATGATTAAAAATTTCCGAATGAAAGATTGGTTTACTTCGACTCTTTATTTTTACATGTAATGATTGTATTATCAGTTCTTAATGGTGTTCCTGTTGTTATTTCTCTAGGAATCATCTGATCATTATTGCCACCACAATACACAACATTGTCTCTCCAATTCCAAGGAGTTGTTGTGATGGTAGTCTTACTTGAATTCCCATCTGAATATCCTGCTTGATATACTTCATCTAAAATTTCTTTTAGTCTATCTTTCGTAATTACAACACTATTATTATCGTTCTCACATTCCTTAAAATCAAAATATACTACTGGTTTCATTTATGTTTTCACCTCCAATATATTATTCTCTCTTTCAGTCAAATGAAACCTGAATTTACTGCTACTCTACTTTTTATTTATCCATTCCTTAAACTCTTTATAATCATCCTTTGTCATCACAATATCAGAATAATAAAAATCTTTATTCCTGATAATCGCCCAAATTTTCTTCAATTTCTTAAAGAACGGTCTTTGTTGAGTGTAAAAGTTACCATTTGTATATGATAAGAAAGCATAGTCGCCATCTTCATAATCATGAATCTTAAAATGAATACCTTCATCACATCCACATTTACAACTTATAATTAACTCATCATCTTTAAAATTTTTAAATACCGCCATAGTAATCTCCTTTACTTACAATTTCCAAGTCCAACCTTGTAATCGTCCTTAACATCAATAGTGACTTCTCTCTGGAATTTTCCTTCCTTATCATAGAGAGATAAATAATATCTGTTTCCACGCTGCTCTAGTACAACATCCTCATTCTCAAATAATTGGACTCGTTTCTGTTTCTGTACTGGTTTATTCTCTGATTTCAAGTTACCAAATGCGTCCTTTGAACCTACAAAGACTGGTGATTTTAATTCTTCAAGAATACAGCTAATATCATCATCAAGTTCACCATATTCATCCATATGTTTATCAATTGCTTCAATTACATCACTTTCAAGTAATAATCTGTCTGCCATTTTAATATTCTCCTTTCCACTCACCTAATTCATAGAAGTCGTTTATTTGGTCATCCAACTTTCTAACCTGTTTCATTAACTCAAACTCTTCTTTCTTACTATCTGTTCTCTGACACTTTCTCCATAATTCTTCACGCTGCTTAGTCAGTTCATTGTATTTATCAGATACATCAATCTCTTCTACGACTGAAATCTCAATCTTTTTACCACAATGAGGACAAAACTGGATTGGATAATTGTCTGTCTGCTCCCATTCGTCTTCATAAGATGTAATGACTTCTGTATGTGAAGTACAAAATTGAGGAATTATATAGTCATCTGAATCTCTTACTACTAATCCAAAAGTATCGTTGCATACCAAATCTTCACCTGTAAATACAATAGCTTTATCATTTTGAATTTCATCGCAGCAATAAGTGAATGGCTTATGCTTATATGCACAAGTATCATTGAATTTTAATTTGATTAACTCTATCTTCATATATTTATTCTCCTAAACATCTTTCACATAAACAGTAATACAACTTCCAATCTCACCACTCACTTTTGGGAATACCATTGTAATACTATCTATGTAATATTCTTCTCCGTCTGTATCAATGACATCATTAGTATTGATTATTAATGGAATTTCGTTTTTTCTCATATAATCTAGCGTCTTAAAAACTTCTGATATATTCTCCACTTCTGTATATCCAAGAAGTTTATAATCATCATATCTGTCGCTAAACCCAACAATTCTTATATGCAAGTTCTATACCTCCTTATATTTAGTTATTCTCTCTTTTTTATTTTGGAAAACCGTGTGTAGAAATGCTCTTAGACAAAATTAACAGGAAATGCTTCTTTATTGGATTCGATTTTTCCACAACTTATATGGAATTTCATCATCTACACCAATATAGATGACCAATTCTTCTTTTGCCTCGTCTAAAAAATTCATCTCTTTGACAATTTTTGTGTCAATTTTTATAGACTGATTGTATTTAATTTTTCCAATCTGGTTATATGGTTCTATCGTACTGCTATCCACAATGATTTTTTCAAATCCTAAATCAGTACAGCCACCATAAAATCCATTACTACCATAATTATTTTTAATAATATAATATGTCCATGCTGATTCAGGTGAGTACCAAGGTTTTTCGATTGCAACCCACCCAATGATATATTTTCCATTCATATCTTTGCCATATATTGATATTCTTCTTGTAAATTTAACGGATCATATTCTATTACTTCGCATCCCATTCAAATTCTCCTTTCTAACCAATGAAACGTGGTTTTCAATAGCTTTTTCAACCTCTAAAAGCCTTGATTTTAGGGCATTTCAGAAATTGAGATTTTAATAATTTGTGATTAATACCTCACAATCGGCACTCTTATCCTTTTTCTGATAATTACAGTTGCTATAATCACCATTAAGATAATGAATATTATATTTATTTTTCCAATCTTCTAATAAAGGATTGTTATATTTAAGATTGTTGCTTAGTGCAAATCTGCCATGCTTGTCCACAACATCTAACATACTTAACAAATCTCTCTCGTCCTGTTCTGACCAACCGCCATTTTCATTATAAGTAGCAACCGAGTTGTAATATGGTGGATCAACATATATAAAATCGTCTGCAAAAAAATTACATTCTCTAAAATCTTTATTCCAAAATTGAATGTCTTTTTTATGCATTTCATCAACAAAAGTCTTTAGTTTTTCTTGTAGGGAAATATTATAATCACGTTTTCCATAAGGCATATTAAATTCACCTTTAGAATTGAATCGTATCTGATTACTAAACGAACACGTTATAAGTGTATAGAATTTAATCCAATCAGGATTAGAGTTGTATGCTTTTCTTAATTCAAAGTATTTAGGTTTATTATATTCGCCAAGACCTTTACTTGACTCACATCCATATGCTTCATAACCATTAAGATCAGACCTGCTTAATCCAAAATCAGATATGGTTTTTAAAATCATATTATGAATATACTCAGAATCATTATTGTAGAAATGTTCCAATAAATCTACCACCTGTTTACAAATATCATTGTAAACCAAATGCTTTGCTTCAATGTTAATCCCAACATTAAATCCACCACCAAATAAATCTACAAATGTATTAATATCTTTTGGTATAAGGGGTATAATCTGTGGTAACAGTTTATACTTGCCTCCGACATAATTTAGAGGCGATTTAATATATGTACTGCTCAATTTTGTTCACCAATAGTAGCTGCGCAGCTTTACTCACATGTGAACATTTATCCTTTCCTTAATTGTAATTACATTGATATATTCTCTTTTTGTCTCGAATATTATATAGTTTTCGTGACAAACCTTGAAACCAAAATTTCTTCTTACTTTTGCAAATTCGCCAATCTCTTATGACTCAAAACATTCAGTGTATCTTCGATTCCTTCATAATAAGCAGACTTTATATCTTGATTATCATAATTTTTTGCCTTATCAAAAACTTCTTTTATGTACTTCTCTTCATCTTTCTTATCTATTGACAATCGCTTGATTTTATCAATGCAATCATTACACATATCCAGTCTATTAAATAACTTATTCCAAATTCGACAGCCATTTACATATCCTGTAAATCGAACATCTGTTTTTAATATATTTCCACAAATATCACATACTCTATAATTTATCTTTGACACTAATTTACCTACTCTTTCGCAAATCCAATACCAGTCACATTAAGACTTTCTACCTTATTATCTTCAATGCCAACGTTTTCTTCTGTACCGCCATGCCAAATAACACCTACACCTTTAATATGCATACCATTTTCATCTTCAATTAATTCTGCTTCCTGGCATACACCAATAGGTTTACATTTTTGTAAGCATTTTTGATTGCATCTTTTGAATATATGACACCATTTAAATCAGGCTTATCTACTGGAATTGGTATTTTAAATGTTACTTCTATGTTCTCTGACCTCATAATTTACCTCCTACAAAACCAAAGAAATATCGCTTTCAATTTAACACTATATATAGTGGTTATCTATCTTTGTTTGCTACTATATACAGTGGTATTTTTCATCTTAATTCTATATCTTGGTGTGTTTCATCGTCTGAATAGTAAATATTCCAATCCTTGAATAATTCGACCAGCTTTTTATTATCCCAATCGCATTCATTACAATGCGTGAGTGCTAATGACCTCTGATTTCCAAAATCTCCAATATCATTTGAACATCTACTATATAATTCTTCTAAATCGAGTGTCCCATATCTCAAAGTGTCCTGGAATGGATTTGGAACATTAGTATGGTCATACATATATTCGTTAATCAGACTCTTAGAACACTCAGATGGAAACTTACCTGCGCCATGTCTTGTCAAATATGTACGAGATACATAACAAGTCTCAATATTTATCTCATCATTCCATTCAACATTTTCAATTACTTTCTTGGGATTTTTAATACCTGTATTAGATGGTGTTAGATGTGGGAAATACTCTGTGTTATTCTGATCAAGTAAAAGACCTTGTGCTGCTTCAAAAACAATATTATCAAACTGATTCAAAAAATAATTATCTGTGATTGTCAAGGAATGACTATTCATAAAATCCCAATCATCCAAGAAATGTTCAAATATTCCATTGTCCATAAATATCCTTGCCCATTCACTAGACAATATAATATTCTCTCTTTTGAACAAATCTACATAATAATCTCTAATATTATAGCCCATATCGGTAACGCCAGCTTTATATCTTTTGATTGTTTCAAAGATACCTAATCCACAGCTACCATGTTTGTTCTTGCCACGACTTTCCTCAATAATCTGATTTGCCATCATATCAAATGGTGTAGTTACCATACAGTTTTGATTGATATATGTATTTGGAACATAGTTCAACTTCATTAACTCATCATATTCTTGCTTAAAAATTATTGGATTTACTATGAAGTCCTCAGATAAATATGTACTTGCTCTATTAAATGTTCCAGATCCAAAATGATGAAAGACATGTCGGATTGCATCTGGCGTTGTTACTGTATGCCCTCTCTGAGCACCACCATTTGAACAAACAACAATACTATTGGGTTTCTGTGAGAAATAATCTGTCATTAAACCTTTGCCCTCATCTCCAAAGTTTGCTCCACATACAATCTTAATATCTTTCATCTTTTTAAATCTCCTATCTTACCAAGTAATTCCTTCTGAATTTGAAGGTGATACAACTGTATCTACTACATTATTCTCTGCTTCGTTGATGATAATATCTACAATCTCATTTGTAATACTATCCATAGTAACCTTTCTGAAATGAGTATCATCGAGATACTTTTTATAAGACTTCTCAATCTCGGCTTCATCCCATCTGCGACCATGATTTACATCTAAGTGATAAATATTAAACTTTTCAGAAGCTTCCTCGTATAAATCCTTTGTCTCAACATCAGACTGAAGATTATCGCCTGTAACTTCTGATAATCCATGACCTCTATCCTTATATGGAAGATATGGATTAAGCTGCTCATCACCCATAGTAATGATAATTCCCTTTCTTCCACGCTTTAAGCAGTCAAGTTTTGTGTGACGAGAACCAAAGTACCAAGCTGCTGTGTATGATTCGTAGCTGTTACCACCGCCACCAAACTCAAAATAAATCTTATCAAGCTGTTCAGCAATACGAATATCTGACTCAAACTGTGAAGCCTGAATTGGACAACTATCACAAGCTAAATCACCAATTCCCATAACAAGGAACTCAACATCTGTAACCTTTTCATACAGCTTTGTCATAATTACATTAAGCTTCTTTGCCACTTCAACGGCAGCCTGTCCCATTGAACCAGTTACATCAAGTGCAAGAATGACAGGAATTGTATTTGGATGTTCCTCTGTATCACAACATTCTCTCATCGCATTCTTAGGATTAAGTGCAGAATCAATTGTTCTTGCCTTGAACATATCTTGATTAGAATAAGATCCTCCGATAGAACCATCTAATGATACGCTCATTCCCTTTGTTGCTGAATAACTTACATAACTATCTCTTGTCCATGAACCACATCCCATATTATGCTTCCTCCTCTTCTACATCTGTGTCATCATCATTGTCACTCATATCAAAATCAAACATTCCATCGAACATATCACCCATATTACCGCCCATCATCATAAGTGGTAACATTGAACTCATGCCGTTATTGCCATTCATCATACCGTTGGAATTATTATCACCCTTCATCATCTGAGAAAGCATCATATACTTAAAAATATTACCTGTACCCTTCTTGCCCTTGATTAAATCACTGCCAAACATTGATACGATCTTACCATAGAAGTATGTATTACCCATAAATACATGTCTCTCAGGAAGTACGGTCTCGATTGTTGAATCCTCATAATTGATAACTGTAATCTTTGTCTTATCAGCTTCGATTACGCATCTTGGCTTACCGTTAATAAGAATAATGTCACCCTTTTCAACCTTATTTGTTGGAATTACGAAAAAGAACTCCTCGCCAATATCAAATACAAAGTTACTACAATTTGTAAGCTTTCCAGTCTTGATGTTATATGTTTTATATCCACTTGCTGTCTTAACTGCAATACCACCATTCATGGAAAGTCTACACATTCCACTTCCTACCTTACCAAACATACCATTTAAAAAATTGTTCATCATTTTAATTTCCTCCTATTGAATTTTTTTTATTACTGCTTACATATACTTATTCTCTCTTTTATGAGAAGAAATGTCGGTTTCAATTCTCGTCATCTTGAAATGCTTTTATTCTATTTTCAAGATAATTTATCTCATCTTCCCAATGCTCAACTAACATATCTTCAATCTGTTGTTTTGCATCTTCTATGCTATCAGCAATAATTGTGTCATATTCTACATTTAATTCTTCTGAAACATAAAGATAAACATTCTCATCCGTTTCATCTTGAACAAATACAGCCACCACATTCTCGTTTTCTTCTTCATAGAACTGACTGAAATGTAGTTTATAACATTCTTTGCCAAATTCGTTTTTCTCTCCTACTTCCCAATATTTATTCATAAACACCTCACAATTAATTATTCTCTTCATATTTCTGATCAAATAAGATTATTACAAAAGTAAAAGTGAATATACCTAAAACAATACCACCAACTAAGGCAATTGATTGTGGCAGGAATAAAGATAGTAAAAGATTAAATCCTAAAACTAATCCAATTGCCATAGCACATATAATTGCAACTACTAATAATACAGTACAAGTCATTTTAAACGCTTCCTTCAAGTTATCACCTCCCAATGAAAGACAGGTTTGCTTCCATCCTTTAAATGTAGTTAAGCCACTCTGGATTAATTTCATAATCCGTATTTTTAATACCAAATTTTCTTCTTATTCTTTTATGCTTTTTAACATTTTTAGCATAATATGTTCCGTTTGGATGTTTGAACCCTTTCTTAATATCCCAAAAACAACAAAATGTTGATGAGTATGCTTGCTCAACTATAAAACCACACCTACTACAACTTCCATGCTGCTCTACTGTCCCCCATCCAAATTCAGAATAAGAACAATACTCGAATGTTTTTGCTTTACAGATAGGACATTTATCAAATTGATAACCCCATCTTGGTTTTCTTTGTTTCTTCATAGTATTATTCTCCTAACACTTCCACATCAATACATAACATATCATGCAGATTCTTAATCTGTTCATCAGTTGGTTTCTTCCATGCTATTGTATTATCAACATTAATCGTTACAGCACCACCGCATAATTTGATTTTTGCAACAATACCAGGAGCGCCAACAACAGCTACTTTTGGCATTGGAATGTTACAATTTATTTTTGACATCCTGTTTCACCTCACCCACACACCTATATATTCTTGTGATTCCTGTTTAAATCTTTTTAGCATGTCAATCAATGCATCTACTTCTATCAAATCGTCAAAAGCAATTTCAGCACTATTTCTCTTTTCTAAGTCTAATCTTTCTGCATAAGGAAATGGTTTGATAAAACATTCAAATTTAACATCTTTTCCTTTATGACGAAGTATGATTTCATTAATATTTTCTTTATCATTAATCTTCAATACTTATTCCTCCTATCTAAAAACAAGAAATGCGAGATTCATTGTATTTATTCTTCGAAAGATGCCGTTGCTTTAATATTGAGTTTTCTATTGTAGAAGTAATTATCGACATACTTCTGTACAACATTATTAATTGCTTTTGTCATTGCAGCATCCACTCTTTCGATAATCATCTGATCAAAATCAATACCTTTTATTTTTCCTTCAATAGCCTTGACGACTTTATCATCCAAATCTTTAAGAACAAGTTCCTTTAATTCTTCTTTTGTAAGACCAGCTTCACATAACATTTGTCTTGCTTCCTGTCTTAATGCAATTTCTTCAATTCTCATATCTCATTCACCTCAATAAATTATTCTCTTATCTCAGTTCAATCTCACCATATTTTAATGTGTTATCACAGAAAACTTTATTACCTTTAAATCGACCACACATGAGTCCATTTTCACTTCCCAAAAGACCGTCTGAGCTATATCCAACTATAACAATTAAATCATCTAACGTATTTTGACTTAAAAATATATATGGCGATTCATTTTTCATAACTATAAATTCATCTATTTTCGACAATAATTTTTTCAAGTCAATATTTGATTTTGTAATTGAAAATTTTTCTGCCATTTAGTAAATATCCTCCTCTCCAATCTTCAAATGAAAGATTTCTTTCAATGTATTATTTGAACTCTATCTTGTTCCTTTTTAATACTTTAACTGCCTTATCATAATCAGTTCCAGCTACTTTGATATTTTTCATCTTAGTTGGTTTTGGCTTAATCCAATAACGGCATCCAGTAATGTTTTCGTCATACCACATCAAACCGCTTTCACAATATTTATGCCATTGGCAGTCATTATTACCACATTTACTCATTTATGTATTCTCCCAATCTAATGCCTGACCACATTGATCACAATATTTAATGTCGGTATCTTTATATCCATCATCACACAATAGTTCACCACAAGCAGGACAATACCATTCAAACGGAATTCTCTCTCCGCTATTTTTCACTTTCTTTGGAATTTGTTTTTCTATTGCTGATATTGCAAATCTAATTGCTTCTAAAACGTTGTAATCAGGGTATGGCTTCCATGATTTTTTCAAATATTCAAAATGTATTAAAAGAAACTTTTTAGCTTTATATGATGTCATCCTATTTCTCCTTTATATTCAGCTACTCTCTTACTTCCAACCTCAAAAATATCCTTATCTTTCTCAAAACATATGTAATTTCTACCTGTATTCAAAGCTGCGGCTGCCGTTGTACAACTTCCTGCACATGAATCAAGAACTAAATCTCCTGGGTTGGTGTAGGTCTTAATAAAATACTCACACGCTTCAACAGGCTTTTGACATTGATGTAAACTACTTTTCTGAGTGTCCCACTTGAACTGCAGAACATCTCTTGGATATCTTTGTGTACTACCACCACCTGAAATACCAGTCTTTGTAGCACCATAACAGTTGCCATCTGTTGTATGCTTTGTATAAGAATGAACAGGTGTATGTCCTTCTGTCATTTGTGGATTGTATGTAGGGAGTTTCTTATAGAAAATCAAGACATTTTCGTGTGCCTTCATCGGCATTTTCTTTGCGTTTAGATGACCAGTTGCTTTGGTCTTTTCGATAATCCACTCATAGCGATATAGCTTTTCATTACTACAAGCGAGTCTCTTGTCAAATGGTGATTGCGCCCATAATGCAATGCAGCCATTATCTTTGATAATTCGATTATAATGAGTCCATAAACCATCTTTTTTATTTTCATAAAACCAATCTCTTGTATATTCAAGACTGCTGTTTGTTACTTGAGCCAACTTAAATAAATCTGTCTCATAAAAATATTGTCCCGATAACTCAACATAATCATTTAATGGCATTTCGCATTCCCAAGAATTATTGGTCGTGTTATAAGGAAGATCTGTGAATATAAAATCGACTGACTTATTACCAATCTTTTTCATACCTTCAAGACAATCTTCATTGTATATTTTGTTAATCTCTAACATTTCTTACTCAGAGCAAATCATGATTTAATGCTGCAGCAAATCTCATGCTCCTTTCAATGTATTATTCTCCGAAGGAAACTTCGGTTTACTGCGTTTTTTGTAATATCATTTATTTACTATGGTAAGTCAACAATATTGTATCTAACAGTACCATCGTCATATTTCTTGGTTTCTAATATTCCATCAGCATATTCTCCAATTTTGTCTGAATATTTGTTATATGTATTACTACCAGAAATATTATATTCTACACCGTTATATTCAACAGTAATTCTATAAACTGCTGGATGCGATTGTGGTAACATCGTTTTAGTCGCAGGACTATAATACATTGTTGTATAAGCAGCCATGTGATATTCATCTATTATTTTTACTTGAACTGTAGATGTTTCGGTACTAATGCATTTTGCACAGCCAGTTAATATAAACATAAATGCTAATAGTAAAGCCAAACTATATAAAATTTTCTTCTTCATATGATTTACTCATCCTCCTTCAACACAAGAATTGCTTTATAATATTTACTATTGCATGAACTGGATTCTACTTTGTATCCATCATCCAAATAATCATTCATAGCATTCTCAAAATCATTGCTATTTTCCATTTCTAAAATTACACATTTCTTCATATGATTTATTCTCCTTTGCTATATCCAGTCTCTTTAAGGAACTTATTAAATTCCTCTTTTGTCATATTGTTTGGATAATACATATCCATCACCATATCAAACGGCTTTAAATAATTATCTAACACATCTTCGGCATCTTCCCTTGCTTCTTGCATTTTCATATTGATATAATCTTCTCGTGTCATATTCCATGCAGTAGGACAATCCGTGACAGAAGAAAATCTACAATATAATCCATTTGGTTGCTTTGATACAAATCCTGCTATATTATTCTCCTAACTGTTCTAAGAACTCATTGCCACAATCACAAAATTCTCTAATCATAGACTTCATTAATCCCCATGACATACCAGAATGTCCCTGATTTTTCATAATTTCAATTCCATCTTGGATAGATTTTTCTTTAACAGTTTTGATAATATCTAAGCACTGACCAAGTTCCATTCCTCTGTATAGATCATTAAGTCGAATAGGAACACATTTATCCCACATATTCCATTTCTCTTTAGATAAAACCTTATGACCTTCTTCTATCCAATATTTTGATAATTCAGGAATTTTTCTTTTATGTTCTTCCTCTTCACGAATTAATCTTTGACGACTTTCTTCTTGCTCTTTATTAAATTCGTCAAAAGTTTTACCTATACAAAGCATATAAGCATCATCTAAAGACATATCAGATGTTAGTTTATTCCCATTGAATTCACCACAATATTTATTGCCATCCTGTGCTCTTTCGTGCAATTCCTTTACAGCTCGTTCAATAGTCCAACCGCAAAGAAAATCAATCTTTCTGTATTCCATATTATTTACCTCCTGCTATATTATTCTCTATTGTTTCTGCCACCAATGTTTCTTTTTATTTTCTTTATAAACATTACAAACATTTGGATAATTACAACTTTTGGTTTCTTCATTGTAATATTCGCAAAAATATCCATCTTCACAACCAATATCGCATTCCATTTCAGTATATATTCTCATAAAACCCTCCTAAATTCCTCAAGAAATCTATGTTTCTTAGTAACTTTTTTGTTCAAAAATCTCTGTTGTTTCTAATTTTTCCAATATATTATTTTTAACAATCGCTTTAAAATGTTGCCATACTTTACAATGTGGACATTGTGTATCTAACGATGGACGCGCATAAGAACCATATGTGTATTCTCCATCACCGTTATCGGCACAAATTTTATCACCAACTGTATAATATCTGAGTAAACAATCAGCCCATTTAATCTGATCGTCTGCTATAAATTCTTTTCCACAATTAAGACATTTTACTTCTCCTTGAATATTATCGAACATTCCCATCTAATTTACCTCCCTTTGTTTTTTCATTACCAAATGGCTAACGTTTACTGCTTCTCTCATAGCTTCTGCAAACTCATAAGCACAATCAGAAGTAAATTTTTCCTGTACTTTTGCAATATCATTTGTATCAACTTCACTATGAATCCTTGCGTCAATAATATATTTTCCGTCTTTACACTGAATGTCTACCATTTATTCGTTCTCCTTTATCAAAATACTTTTATAAATTTCTCATAGTTACCATCTCTGCCGCTTGGAACAGCAAATACAACAGTATCGAAGCATTTATGGGTAGTAGTTAAATATTCTTTAAATATATTCGCTACCTCTGTTGCGTCCTGTCCAAATACTCCACAACCATAAGCTCCTAAAATCAAAGTATGAATATTATTAGCTTTCGCAATATCAAGTATAAACTTGATTCTACTTCTTAATACTCTTGTATTCTCTTCGTCTGATACATTCTGATATTTCTGCGCTGCTGATTTATTTGGTGCTGCACAAGTAATAACACTACACTCTACAGGACTGTTCTCATTTCTGGTAAACCATATACAAGGAGAAAATAATCCTCTATTTAAATATAAAGCCTTGTTCTTATGTTGATTATTCCAATCATAAAATTCCGTCTGAAACTCTCTTAATACATTGTATAAAAACGATTCATGACACAGACATTCCTCTTGTGCTTTACTGCCATTCATAAACATACCACCCGGATTTTTATAAGAAGAAAAGTTAAGAACTGCTGTGCTTGGATTACCATATTTCATTACAGCACCAACACTATCAATATCCTCTACAATAATATTTGTTTCTACATCTGGAATATCTTCTTCGATTTCACATTCAAATGAATTATTATCATAAATTTTTGTTGCAGAAATAGCAGTCTGGATACAACGACCATATTTATTTTGCATTTCTTTTGTATGTTTACGAGCGATTGTCGCTCTCTGTTCTTTATTCTGCCAATATTCTTTTATATATGCCATTTACTTATCATTCCTTCCTATATACAACCTTAATAGTTCGTTTCTATTAATAAAATAATTTACTTTTTCCTTTAATTCTTTATTCTCTTTTTCAAGTGCAGTTATTCTATTTCTCAATACATCTTTTGTTGAAAACTTCTGAGTCCCAATCTGCTTATAATCAGACGAAACAGTTTTAACAGAATAATTGCTAATATAATCTGTTGTTCCATCGGAATATGTAATTGTTGGCTCAAAGAACCCACGCTTCTTACACTCATCACAATGACAAATGGATGAAATATATCCAATTTTGCCATCACTGCTTTCTACAAAATCACCTTCATGAAATCGAATATCTGTTATATTATTCTCTTCTGGAACAATTGGATCTCTGAATATAAGTTTTAAATATCCTTCACCTACATTTTCTTCGCTAATAAATCTATAACCAAGATCTTCGTATTTTTTAATTGTATCTTTTGCTTCACATATTTTTACACCAACTGTCATTTACTTATTCTCCTCATCTTCGCCTAAAATTTTCTTTCTTAATGAGTTCCAACCATCATCATAGCCATCACAATATTCATCCATATATTCATCATTGTGTGTCTCATCTGGCAATTCTTTTAATGGACACCAATTTGGTTTTTCTTGACAATATCCATTTTCACTATCAACTATTCTACAAAGAGTATTATCATTTGGCTCATCCATTAATTCACAACATACTTCAATACCTTCTTGTATTTCTCTACAAAAATTACAATCACAGCAAATTTCAGGCATGTCTACTACTAAAACAGCTTTACTCATTGTTTTATTCTCCTATCGTCTTAATAATCTATCTTCCCTCAATAAAATCATCAGGGATTATATCTTTATTTACAGTTATATATGGAAGTTCACTTCTGTCGAAAAAATTACAAGTCAAATATAAATTAGCAATATATTTTTCTTCTCCAAGGATTGTTTCAGCGTTGTCCACTATATATTGTCCACAATATTTAATTCTCTGAATAAGTTCATTATGAATAGACTGCTTTACGTCTTTTACATCTCTAGTTATTCCTTCCATATTCTCTCCTTTCTCCACAAGAAATTCCGCTTTACTTGGATTCCTTTATATTCAACATATCTATACTGAAATTTCAAAATTGAAAATGCATCCTTCTTCTGTAATAATTCATCAGGATACTTTTCTCGAAGCGCAGCTTCATTATCTTCGTCCTGCCAATCTTCTAACGGAATCCAATTATCATTAAACCCTTGTCCACCAAGACTTACTTGATAAGGTCTACACTGCTTAATATATAATTTCATCATTCTTTCCTTTCATATTATGTTATTCTCTGTTAAAATTTCATAAAACTGAAAATATGCGCTATAACATCAACAGTCCATCCGTTGCCGATTGCTTCAAATCTTCTTGTTTTAGGCATTACTTTTACATTGCCACTATCATCCATTCCAAATTCTGTATAGTTGTCTGGAAGTGTTTGAAGTCGTTCAATCTCTAATGGGCATGTTTTCTTATATTTTTCTCCACCAAGCCAAACATTGAATTTTGTTTCTGTTCTACAACGTGGTACTGTTGGAGCTTTTTTATCTAAAAAGTACAGCCTGTCCTGCTGCGAATAATGCCCTTTGCCACCAAGATCATATTTTATGTAATTCTCACACTTAATCATTGTGTTCCTAATTCTGTCATCAAAATATTTAACTAAATCTGGATCGTCACAAATAACGTCTTTCACTAATAATCCTTTATCATCAGGAAGTGTTATATTTAGTATGTTCGTCCAATACAGACGTTTTCTTCTCTGAGCTGATAATAGTTGACTATCAATCATAATTGGTTGTACACCCAATTCCTCACTAATAGCGTCTTGAATCTCGTCAGCCATTCCATAATTGTTTTCATATAGGAAATATTTTGGACTTGTGTTATTCTTTGCTTCCACAAATTTCTGAAACAGCTTCCAACCTTCGCCTTCTGTATCAATTTCTCTCTTCAATTTTGCTGTTTTACTACACTTGGCTTTCGACCAGAACTGGCAAGGTGAACCACCTATTAATAGATCGACTCCATTAAAATCCTTGAAGTCGGTAGAAAATACGTCACCGTATCTTTTGATATCAGGATAATTATATCTACTGATTTTGATTGCATTCTCTTCAATTTCAAATGCGTTATACTCACTGACTGAAATATTGGCTTTATCTAATGCAACTCTTCCACAAGAGATTCCATCGAATAAACTTAACACTCGTAGTCCTTGAGAATTAATTTTTTCATTATTCTCTGTCAAAATACACTATTTTACAGAGGTTACGTAACCATAATTACCTAGGAGTTACTGCTTAATTCCTTTCTTCTTAATTATTTTGTTGTAAAATCCTATGGAATTAGCACGTCTGTTAAAACCATAGGAAAAATATTTCTTGTTACTTTTTAGGAAAATTTGGCTGATCAGCCGTGAATAGAATTGCTTCTATATTAGATTATTCTTTACTTAATGCTTGTCTCTTTGAATAAATCACCATACGACTTATTTGGTATTACAATCAGATTCATATAATCTACATTGCCACTATTTAATTCTTTCTGAATGGCATGATAAATATGATACATTACTGTTTCTTTGTCTATTCTATCTTTGTCTAACAGAAGACTAATTGTAAAATTGTTCTGTTTTATAATTATCACCTCACTTATTCGTAATCATATCCAAAAACAACAACTCATCTTTCTTCAATGTAATATCATAATCTTTCCACTTTTCCATAAGCCCCCTTGTATCAAATCCATGTGGAACTACAATCGCAAACCCATGCGGTGTCTTATGACAATTCATATCAATAAGTTTTATACCAGAAAAATGATTAATGTCTGATAAAAAATCTGCTACTAATTCTCTATTATCAGTATCAAAATCGAATAGCCATTTGCTCTCATCACGATTTTGTACCTGCTGTGCAACAGATGCTAATGTGCGATTTAACCGAGTCATACTTAGTTTATCTCTTAGCAGACGGATAACAAACTCTTTTCTGACTTTCTCTTCATTTCTTGAATTAACCGACCTATACAACCTTGTCTGTTCACCAGGAACTCCTTTAGCTGCAAAACTTTTAAATTCTTCAATTATTTTGTCTTCATTCTCTTTATATTCAAGAATTGTTTTATCTCGTTGCTTAAAATTTGGAATATCCTTATTATCCTTGTTTCGAGAGCGCATTAGATATACATATAAATTTGACATTGTATTTATTCTCCTTACTTATTTAAAACAATCAAAATGTTACTCAGATATAAAGCGTAGAATACTAAATAGCCACCACCTGCCAAGAATAATAATTTGAACACAAAGTTGACAACATTCTTTTTCGTCCATGTTATCCCAACAATAAGGTTAAAAATTCCCATAATTAATAAAATAATGTTTAAAATATTCATATTTCACCTCCAAAATTCCTGAAGAAATGTGCGTTTCTAATGCAAAATATATACCATATATAGTATATATTGCTTATTTTTAATACTATATATGGTATATTTGTAACAATTACTCACTTAATTCTGCAAGTGCTTTATCCAGATCCTCATCAGACATATTTTCAAGTGCTGCATCCTGTCTCTTTGCCTTGATTTCAAGCAATCTCTGTCTCATCTCAGCATTTTTCTTAGCGTCTTCTCTCTTCTTCTTCTCATCCAGCTTCACACTAACAATATACTTGACAATTTCAATCTTATTAGAAATCTCCTCATCTTCCTTTGATTTGGTATTCAGAAGACTTTCTTCCTCAGACTTCTTTGCTTCTGCATTGAGTGTCTTAAACACTGAGTCCAGATTTGTGAGAGATAAATCCCACAAATCAATTACATTAATCATTCCTCTGAATGGGAACTGATAATTTGATCTTGTTGCATTAATAAATAATTCGTTGTTTGTCATAATAATAATCTCCTTTTCTAATTAAAACTTAATCTTCATTACACGCTCTGTTGCGCCCTTAACCTTAACAACTAAATCTGCTCTTTTTGTCATAGAGAATCCAATTCCTGAAAGCTGATCATCAGTATCTTCTACATGACACTTAGCACCTAAAGCCTCAAATACTCTCTTATGCTTTTCAAGGTCACTCTTTAAGAACTCATTGTAATAGCCATTAGGACTTTCGTTATTCACACAATCTTTCAGGAAGAAGAATAAATGTCTATGACCAATTCCATCCTGCTCATCAAAATAATTTGGACTATAACTAATTACTGATACAGGAACAAACTGATTTGTATTTACACCCCAAATCTCACGGCTTGAAATAGATGAATTTCCTGCTAATTTCTCCTTAATTGAGAAGTTTCCATTCTCATCGAGTGTTACTTCTGCAACCTGAACCTTTTCATCAGTTCTCATCGACTTATCGTAATCAAACTTGTAAATTTCTCCATTAAATTCAATCTCAGCTCTAAATCCATGCCTTACGCTTCCTGAATACTGATGTACAAAAAACTTATAAACACCTGGTTTCATTCTTGACAAGTCTTCCCAAGTAATATTCTCTACTGCAACCTTTCCATCTGGATGAATAATATCAACGTCTAACTGACCACCCATTCTTGAAACACTTGGCTTTCTACAATTACTAAAGAAAATTTCATTCTTATCTGGCTCAATACAATGTGCATCAAGGTCGTAATTATCATGACCATCTTCATTCCACTGAATAGAAAATCTGAGTACACCATCGACATTGCCGCCAGCAGCTTTTACATTCTGCTTCATATCAGAGTCAGTAATGTTTCCTGAATAAGCCCAAGATAATCCATTATTCCATTTGAACATTGTCTTAGCATCTGAATTAACAGGTGCAATCATAGAAACAAAGTTCTTCTCATGTTTATTCTCTACAAAAGCTTCAATCTCCTTTGCAGTTGGAAGTACCTTATCAACGAAATCCTGTGCTGAAATCTCTTCAACCTTAGAGAATTTCTTAGGACTTACAACAACATCCTTTTCCATCTGTCCAAAAATATCATCTGCACCAACCATTCTTCTTGCAGCACTTTTATTTGAGAACAGTACATTATTTACAGTAATATCATTCAGATTAGCAAATCTTCTCTGTAATGAATCCATATATCCAAGTTCTGTAATGGTCTTCTTTGCATCCTCAAGCATTTTCTTTGTAAAAATAGCCTTTGGTCTTTTATAGTTGCTCGGTGCTGTAATCTGTTCATACTTCTTAACTGCTGTGTCAAGATCCATATCCTCACTTACATTGATAAGAAGTGTTCCAATAGAATGATTTCTAATTCTACCGATAGCCATACCTGCTGTTACTGATTTTTCCCAAGCATATAAGTCCTTTTCGGTATCAGAAGTCAGCTTATCATATTCCTTCTTATACTTCTTGAACTCTGTGAGTACGCCTTTCCACTCTTCGCCCTTGTAAAGTGTATTTGAATTGATAAGTTCAAGAATTGTATCGAGTGCACCCATAGTAATTTCATCAAGAGAACGCTTAAATACATTTCTTGTATCTCTAAACTGTCCTTTAACTTCCTCGTTTGAACGACTACTTCTATTTACGAACTTGCTTGGAAGCTCTAAGAATAAATGATCCCACTGATGAGACTTTCCGTTAATTTCCTCAAAGTTAAAATCTGTACCAATCTTAGGGAACTTGGTTGTATAAATATCTGTAACTGTATGAGCTTTTACAAAAGTATCAAGTGCATCACATACTGACTGATATGTTGTATCACCAAGATTCAGTTCCCAGATTGTGTGAATCTGATTATCCTTGATAGTGACAGCAGAACCAATATTCTTGATAAACTGTCTACAACAACTGCAATCATGCTCTCTACGCTCTCTGAAAATCTCATTTGTACCAGCAGGGAAGCTATCAAGATATGTATTCCATAATTCATCCTTATCTATATTTACCTCAAATAAATGTGTTGCCTCTTTCTGCATTTCATCGAAGTGCTTCTGTAGAGCCTTCTTAAACATCATAAATCCATCCATGTTTTGTACCTCTTCTTTCTTATATTTATTTTTGTTAATTGCTTCTATTGTTATATTCTCCGTTTATAATCCAAAGGAAACGAAGTTTTCTTTCTGCCTAAATAATCATCTTCGCAATTTTTTATTCATCTTCTCTTTCTTATCTAATTCTTCATCTCTTTTATGTATTGACTCTTTACAACTTTCTTCAAATGCTTTCAAAAAATCTCCTGGCATACTACATAAAACAGAATACGAAATAATCAATCCAATGATTGAAAAAATAATTAATGCTATATCACCATTACCCATAAAAACAACCTCCAAATTATCTCTTATATTCTATCCATTTATCTGAACCCTTGAATTTCACTTTTACTTTCGTAGGACATCCATCTGGGATAGATTTTAATGATTTATAGTCTCCTATAATTGTTGCTGTTTCCAAGGCTTTGTGATTCTTCTCACATTCCATTGCTTTTTCTTTATCTGCATAATCGGTATTACAGAATTGACAAGTATATAATGTCTTTGTAACCATATAAATCTCCTTTCATTTTTCGTAGCGAAACGAAATGTTTCTAATAATTTTTATTTTCTATTCATCATCAATCGAATAATACACATAACCTTGACTATCTTCTTTTTCAATTGCTTGATGAATACCGATATTATTTTCAGACCATTCTAAAAACGGACATCCAAAATTCCCATAAGGAACTTCTTCGTCTTCATCCTCAACTCTAATAAATTCCTTATATTTCGTTAATAATTCTGGACAGTTCTGTTCAACCCATTCTCTTTTTGCAGACACGCAAAAATTAATTGACATATCTACAAGCGATTCTACAATAACAAGTTCATTATCTTTTACCCATTGTTCATCTCTAAAATTTATATAATAATTTTTATCTTTTGACATACAAATCCAAGATATAAATGGTTCAACATTTGGATGGTACTCTGAAGACCATTCATTCAATTCAAAATATATAATGTTATTGTTAGACATTATTTGTTTTCACCTCGCTTCCATATGAAATCGAACTTTCTTGTTACTGTAATCTCCTAATCGTTTCACAAGCGACCAATATTTCAAGTTCATCATCACAATAAATACATCCATCAATTGCTCCAAATTGATTAAGAATATCCCAATCGAAGTATCCATGATAATCGCACATTGCAACAGAATAGTTCTTATTCGACTTAAATTCTTTTATGTGTTCTCCGTTTGGCTTATATGTATCAACACCATTATTTTCTACAATAGAAGCAACCCATCCATTCGGAAATACAATGCTTCTTTCTCGTGTCTGACGATGCTCTCCATAATCATTTACTACTTCTTTTAATCCATATTTTTCTGAATATTTTTTTAACATTTCCATCTGTAAAACTCCTAATTTCCCAAAGAAAGAGAATTTACTCTCCTACTAAAATCCATAATCTTCTTTTCTTACTAACTTTCAAGTTATCTATAAAATCAACATTATCTAAACTTACCATAAGATTAGGTTTATTTCGTCTAATCTCACTGATTGACGGATAAATGCCTAATTCCACAAGAATTCTAGGAAGAAATCTTTCACTGGTATAATAAGTCTTTTCCTGCTCAATTCTTAACCAATCATTTTCATCTAGTGCAAACATTTCTTGTGGAGTCACAATTGGTTTCCCTATTACAATATTTTCTATATAAATCAATGAATCACCTCAAATTTCTAATTTTATTCAGTCTCGTCTTCCATTGCAACAACAATGATTGCACCAGTAATCTGCATAAGCAAATCCTGCTGGCTAACTCCACCTCTAGCAAGCAAAGTACCTCTTTTTGCCATATCTGTAAATTTATCAATAAGCTCATTCACATTAATTTCTTTTCTCATATACTACCTCCAAATTCCAAAGAAAAATTAGTTTACTATTATCCAAAAGTGATTACACCATCAGGGTTCTCTTTAAAGAATTTTGAAATTTTTTCAAGTTGCCATTCTTCCAAATCAAAATATCTTTTTCTCATCCATTTTCTGAGATTTTTTCTATTTGTAATAACCTTTTTAGAATAATTATTAACTTTAAACGTATCGGTGTATTCGCCTAAATCAACATATAATCCATTCTTTTTACGAACCTCATGAACATATGCTTTACCATTCATAAATTTAGAGTTTCCGCCTCCCCATCCAAGTTGCCACCAATATTTTCCACTGACACAAGGTATATCTTCATTGTATGATTTCATAAGTGATTTAAATAAAGCTTTATTATAAGCTCCAATTTCTATATTTTTTTCTGAATCGCCAACCAAATTATAAATTTCAATTGGGGCATATTGTTTCATAAGTTCAAATTCTTCTTCTGTTATTGGTCTGCTAAACCATGTATGACAACCCATTATATTACATCCCTTCTAATTCATTGCTTGTAAACCAATAGCCACCAAATGCGCTTGCTTCATTATACTTTCCATCAATCCTAACAGCGACAAATGTGCCTGTTATTCTTACTACAATTCCATATAGACCAATAATACCGTCTTGACTATATGTACTTTTGTTAGTTGTTATTACTCTAACTCTTTGACTATTATACATTTAATTTAATATTACCTTACTTCTCTAATTTCAACTAAAATTTCTGGGCGAAACGTAGCAAAAGTTTTGTCTAATATTTCATTAAGTTCCCAAAAATTTATTTCAGATTTATCTTCTAAAATAAAATGCAATTCAGCATTAGGTGTATTTACTTAATTCCTTGATTAATTGTTCAACTGTCATATTTATTACCTCCTGATAATTTTCTTAAAAAATTTACTGTCATTTTGTAATATTTTTTATTGTTTTACCGACTTTTTTACTATCGCCGATTTGAACCCGCGATATTAGAATCAAAATCTAAGGTATTAACCATTTCACCATCCCCCATTAGTCGGGCGTAGAATTAACTACGCCCTTATTATTAATTACTTATCTGTTACAACTGTGTTGTTAGTTCCAGAAATAGTAACCCAACCAAACTTATTTCTTGCTTCAGCTTCTTTCATTCTTATAAGTTCGTCTGTAATAGAAGAACTTAACTTGCTATTCGCTTCTGCCTGTGCTTCAGCTTCGATCAACTGTGCATCAGCTTTAGCCTGCGCTTCTGCCTTAGTTACTTCTGCATCTGCCTTTGCCTTATTAATAGCTGTCTGATTGTTAATTTCCTGAGTTTCAGCAGCCTGCTGTGCGGTAATCTTTGCATTAATAGCTTCCTGTGTCTTTTCATCTACAGAAATATTAATCAATGATACATTGCTAATTGCAATTCCATAAGGTTCAAACTTCTTATTGAGATAGTCTGTTAATGCCGTATTTACATTTGCTCTTTCAGAACCAAGAATATCTGATACCTTATAATTTGCAACAACTTCCTTAGTCCAAGAAATAATGTTAGGTTTAATAAAGCTATCTCTTACTTCCTTACCAGACTGTCCTCTGAATCTTGTGAATAAATCAGCTACCTTATCAGGACTATATTGATATGTAAATGTAAGATCTATTTGCATAGCCTTACCTTCAGATGAACTTGCTGAAAAGCTGTCATCATCTTTAGAGTCTCCGTCCTTACCAGATGTTAAATAACTTTGTTCAAGACTCACTGAATATAATGTTGTCTTAACAGTCGGTGACTTTAAATGCCAACCCTGTGTGAGAATATCGCCCTTTACGCCACCCGACATACTGTACTGTACGGCGATATAACCGGCAGGTACACGTACTGTTGATATTAATAATAATATTGCCACCGCAACCACAACAATTCCTGTTACTATTCCTCCAATTACTTTCTTCATCTTTTTGTCTCCTTTTCTTCTTTATTATTTATTTCATCTGTCGAAAATACCTTATTTATAACATTGATAACAAGCTCACCAATTTTTACAAATAAAGGTGACAGTAGAAACCATAAAATTATTAATCCTATTAGAAATAATATAAAAAACACTGGCATTTAATCATTCTCTCTTTCCGTATTGTTATTGTATCTTTCTTGTTGTTCTCTCATTAATTTAATACAAAGCTCAACCAATCGTTCTTTTGAATATGCATGTAGTTGTTCTCTTAATTCCTGAATTTGTAAATTTTCATTCATTCTACTTATTCTCCTTTAAAATTCTGTATCTCCATTACACATTTTTATTTTTCTCAATCTCCTTTCTCAATTTCACTAATATTTGTGCTATTTATTATTTTTTTCATAGCCCTGTAACAACATCCTTCCTTATTACAACTTTTACTTATACACATTGTAACATCAGGCATGGTTTACGTTCTCCTTCTTCTTGTTTTCTGTAAATTTTAAGAAATTATCCAAATCTCTCTTCATATATTTGTAATTAACAATTTGTGATGAACTAAATTCCCTTTTATTTTTTTGATATCTTCCCAACCACTCCGCAAACTCTTCATCTTTGTCCAAGCGATAAGCATATGCGGTTAATGCAATAAGTGCTGCTGTACAATTCTGATATAAAGTAGAATCAATTCGAACATAAGCATCAACAAACTCCTGATACTCTTCAATATCTTCTATCTCTATATCATCACCGACAGTTGTTTTAACAAAATCTAATACATCAGGACTACCTGTATTCTGTTCCAACATATCTTCATTTGCTGCTTTATTATTCTCTGTTTTAATTAAAACATTTTCATTTTCACGTTCTACCTCAAAAGATTCTTCATCCGTTTCAGTTTCAGAATGAATTTCTTCCTTATTACATATAGTTTCGTTCTTATCTTCTGTTGCATCTATTATATGTAAATATTCCTTCATAAGTTGTTCAAGCATGGCAAGTTTTGTCGTAATCACCTTTTTATCTTTGGTTCTCTTATTTTTGTCATACTCATTAAAACTCATATTATAACCATCAATCTTTTTATCACCCAATATTTTATTAAACTCATTTAAGAAATCAACAAATATGCAATCTTCAAAATTATATTTTGTGAATTTCTCAAATAATGCTGTCCATAAATATGTATTTTTCTTACTAAAAAGATTTTTATACTTATCATTTTCTAAGATGTTATATAATCTAGTTGCTAAAGCATTTATTTTTTCAAACTCTTCCACACTCGCATTTTCTTCAATATATATCCCCATATTTTTAACAACTGATTGCCATTCATCAAGATGATAAATAATCATGTCTGTTTCACAAAGAACTTTTTCATATAATCCATTGGTAAATTCTTTATCAGAATATTCAATACAATCCTTATAGAATCTATTACTAGATAATATCTTCTTTATATTTCTCGCATATGTTGGAATATATGTAAGCGCTCTCTGAGCTGCTTTCATATTTTCGTGTTCATTATATATACGAATTCGTCTTGATATATCTTCTTTGGTCGAATCAGGATGTACCGCTAACCCAATCTGATATTCATCGAATTTCTTTTTTAACTCTTCTGGCAACTGATTATAGGTCTTATTCTTTATATCAAAAACAACCCATTCTTTCACAAAGTTACCATTATCATCATGTTTATATTCTCCTTTTTCATCTTTAACTTTAACTTTATAGGCGATTTCACTATCAGTAATATCTTTTGTAATTTCCTTATTGCCATATCTAAACATAGATAATGCAGTCGTTCTTTGCAAACCGTCTTCAACATAACTTTCTGCAAAATTAGACATTTCTCCTAAAATTAAAGGTGGAATATATTCGCCTATAAGAACAGATACAACAAGCTCATTAAACATTCTATCTGTATAACACCCCATCGCTCTCTGCGTATCAGCGTCTCCCCTTACGTCTCCTTCGTTAAACTTATCTAAATATGATTTTAATGTAAGTGTTTGTGATCTAACCGGTTTTACTGGCATTAACATATTGTCCTTCTCCCTTCTTACTACATTAATATGGCAACATTTTTATAAGATCTTAATCCTGCTAAACAATCATTATATTCGTTTGCGGTTATATGTAATATTTCTAATATCTCGTCTTTCGTATACTGCTGAGATAACAATCTCGCTACCCTTTCCTGTTTTCGTGGCAATTGTTGCAAATATAATTCAACCTTATCAGTATATTCTTCTGTGAATATTTCTCTTTCTACATTCTCTCTTGAAGGTAAATTATCTTTAATATTTTTTACCTCGTCTGTATTCATATCTAATGAGACATTCATGACAATTTGAGGATTACCCTTTTCATCAAGAATTAATTTCCCATTTTCGTCTTTTAAGAGATTCTGGCGTTTTAATCTATATTTATTATCTCGCATCCATGTGCTTGTCTTCCTCATGATATTTCCTAAAAGAAATGTTTCTAAACGAGCTTTTTCATTATTGTATGTAATTAATGTTTCTATAAGACAATCAACCGCCACATCATATAGTTCATCATAATCACTTCTATCAAACTTCCCGTACCAAACTTTATGACATATTTTTTTGAGTTTTCTCATATCATTTTCCATATACGAATTAACAACAGCCATCATGCCAGGGTTACTATTAATAATCCTCATCATCTCTTTATTAATCATTTCATCTACCTACCTTTCGCAACTCCTTATTTATGTATTCTCCAAAAGTCAGTTCAGAATTCATAATTTTAATATGTTTAGTTTCTCTTTTACATTTTGGACACTTACAATATCTATCATGTCGATTTCTTTCTCCTGGTTGAAAACTCATAGTCTCTACCATAGGAATCAAGCATTTTTTACATACCATTATCTTCATCCGCCTCCGTCTCTGTAATCCTGTACGTATATTTTCTATGTAACAAACCATCAACAGCTTTTTGGATTCTGCTTTTATGTAACTTCGAAGGACTAATGTCATCCAAAATATCTGATATAATTAACAATTCGTCTTTTAATTTACGTCTCTCCCTACGATTGTTCCGAATTTTTGTGTATATTAAATAACCTTTATACATATTTAAATCCGGTTCTAATTCTGCCTCATGTACAATGTCTATCAATTCTTCGTCTGAGCTATTTATTTGCGCTACTAAAATATCACTTCTTGCCTTTGCTTCTGCTAAAATTTCACCACATGTACCAAATTTATTAATCCATCGACTCACCTCTTCTGGAATTTCATAAACTTTATTTTCTTTTACTTTTGGCGCAATATCAGGTATAGCCTCTACATAAAAATGATATCTTCTTAATGTTTTGGGTAACGAATTTAATATATTCTTTGCTTTGTGTTCACTAAAAACTCCTTTTAAATTCTCCGAACAAGTTTCTGTCCTTCCATTTCTTACACGAATGTAAACTTTGTTATTATTTTTAATAACATAGTCCAAAATGACCACTCCTTTCTAATTTGAGGGCGCACTTTAATAAGCCTTAGAATATTGACTAAAGCATATGAAATGCATATTTAATTGTTAATGGGAAAATAATACTGAAACGCAATTGACTTAATTATAAATATGTAATATAATTTAATTGCGATTCATATTATTCAGTTAATATGTAATCGTGTTCTTTGAACAGAGTAAGTAGAAAGTGGTTGCAGCCACATTTGAATCGCTTGCTCTGTTCTTTTTATACTATAAACCCGAACATATATTCTTGTCAACACAAAATCGAATAAATGTTCTAATTTTATTTTTTCAAGTCCTATTTATTGGACTTAGTGGAAATTTAATATTATGAATCATTTCTGTTTGCATTTCTAAACACAAATGCCCAAAAAAATCATTATCGAAATAATCAACTGTACTTGCTTTATTAATTATTCTTTTTCCTTCATCAACAGAAATCTCTTTTGGTTTTGCATGTATAAATGTAACTCCGCTAAATGAATCTATCCATATCTTACCAGGTGTAGCGTCAATCATTTTTTTTGCTTCTTCTTTACTTACAAACATTACGCAAGTACCTCCTCCAATTTATATCCTGTTCCAAAGAACAATCCATTAAAACATGTCTGGTCAATAATCTTCCTGTCTTCTTTTCTTGTGACCGTACCAAGTTTCTCTGTTACTTCTGTTTTAGAAATAGTAATTATTTGTTCTCCCATAACCATTGAATATAATTGCAATCCATTTTCTCCATCGGCTTCAAGACATCCGTGAACCGGCATATTTATTTTCTTTATTTTACTTGTCAAAGGCATCACTGTAATTATCGTAGCGTGTTTTGTTCCTATCGGATTCGACACGATAACATATGGACGTTCTTTTGTTTGCACAGAACCTGTTCCTTCATATTTTATTTTTGCTAAAACAATATCATATCTTTGTAAATCCATATGTATTTCCTCCTCTCCAAAAATATTTTATGTATGGACTACCTTTGATATTTCATAGTATATACTTCAATATATATATATTGTCAAGCATTATTACAAATATTTTTTATATTTATTTTTTTGAATATATATGTTATTATATATACATAGGAGGAATATAATTATGAAATTATCTATCCAAAATAAACTAAAAGAAAAAAATATGACACGCTATGAATTGGCAAAAAAAATAGGGGTAACATATCCTACGATTGACAAAATATACAAAGGTGAATCAACTTCTATTAAATTCGATATTTTAGAATCAATTTGTAAAGAACTTGACTGTTCTCCTATTGAAATACTCGATTCGGATGATACACAAATGAAACGATTATTAGCTTATGCAAATGAATTTTATAAATTAAATAATAAGGACGATACTCATTAATCTGTATCGTCCTTTACATATCACATATTGTTTAATACATCCTTCATTCCTACTGCACCGTTTGCATAATTATTAACTGTTGTATTCACACTACTATGTCCAAGCTGTTGCTGCACAAATGCAAGATTTCCATTCTGATTCATTATACTGGCATAATAATGTCTCATCATATGTGGAGTAATACCATTTCCATAATTCTCAAATATCTGTTTGATATTTCTCTCTGTTGTACGTGTGCCATTTTTATTAATAAAAACTGCCTCCGTATCTACAATATTATCTAAAGTATTTCTGTATTCTAACCATTCGTTTAAAGCCTTTAAAGCTGATCCGCTAAGATATACAGTTCTATTTTGCATTTCTCTGTACACACCTTTACCGAGAATAGTAATGTATGGCATTTCTTCATCTAAATGTAAATCTGATAAGTCCAAACCCGCAAGTTCCGATTCCCTTATTCCAGTTCCTCTTAATACACGAAAGATTGTAATATTTCTATTCCTTACTGGGATATCCTTTTTCCACATTATTTTCTCTTCCATATCATTAAGCTGCTTTTCTGTTGGAAGTTTTTTTGTTAAATTATTTCCAGATGGAATTCCTTTATATTTAATCATTTTGTAAAAATCTTCTATCTTACTATAAACCTCTCTTAATAAACAATCTCTATATGAATAAATATCCTGTATAAAACTTTTAATGATATTTTTTCTTGTTTCCGTTGTGGTTGGTGACATTCCGTTCATCTCTTTATATCTAAGATATGAACTAATATTTTGTGGTCGCAAATCACTAAAATCAGAAACTTCTATTTCAGAAATTAATTTCTTATTAATGATATTATTTTCAATTAACCACTGTAAAAAATCTTTAATTGCTACCAGATAATTTAACGCTCCATTTTTGCTTTCCAACTCATTTAAGTAATCTCTTAAAAATTGTGGTGCATTTAACTCATCTAATTTTTTATTAAGCTTCTCTGCGTTTTTATTTTGCACTTCTATCTTGTAACACATAATTATCAACCTCTCTTTCATAATCATCTATGTAATAATTCTCTCTTTTAATCTTTGCGACTTCAAAAATCTCGTCATAAGAGTCACAAAATCTAACCTCAATGCATTTTGTGATTTCACCACATCTCAAACAATATAGGTCTTTAACGTGTTTTCGTTCTCTTTGTCGCTGCCTTTGAATGCCTCTAGCTAACATATTTTCACTCATACACCTCATACATATAAATCTACTTGCATATTTGGGATTTCCATTTTTATATCTGCTCAATTCATAATTCACCTCATTTCCGCAACAAAAAAGAAGTGGTTTATTTCCACTTCTTCAACAATTAAATTTATTTTTAATTTTTCCAAGGATCATGTTTACTCAAAACTTCTCTTATTTCGTCGATCATATCGTTCACATATCCGTCAGACTTAGCCTGGATATAATCTTTTACCGAATCAACATCTAAACCTATATCAATTACATCATTACGATAAGGTTCACCAGTTAAATTTTCTCCAAAACTAATTTCATCAAATGGAACTTCATAACATTCGCCTGAATTTCCATCTACGCAGCTAAAAGTCAGCTCTGTGTTTTCGTCATATCCAATTTCATTTAATTTATTAATCAAATCTACTACTTTCATTTTTCCTCCTCTTCCATTTGAAAACAATTATTTAATCTATTTCTTCTATCAATTCAGCTTCATAAGAATCTGGATCTTCGGATATTGACAATCCTTCAACAATATGGGCACATCTTGAACATAATGTAATACTTTGATCTCCATACTTTTCACTTGCAATTTCCTTTGCCTTATAAGGAGAATCAGCCTCTACGGTTTTCGTTACCGTACCTGTTACTAACATTTGTACATTATATTTCATATTACATCCTCCATTCTACTTGAAAGCAATTTTTCTTTAGGTTTAATATCCCAATTTTTTCATACTTTCTATATTAAATTTCCAATATGTTTCAACAATATTTCCATATCTCTTTATAGCAGCCTGTCTTAACTCATCATTTGTAAAAATTAACCCTGTGTTTTTTAAATCGCTAAATAATTTCTTGCTCATTCTAGGAGTTGCTTTGTTGAATCCATATCCAATTTTTTGTGTTACAATTTGATAACAAGCTCTATTATCAAGTATCAAATCATTTTCACTTATGTCTAATATATTTCTTCCAACTTTCAACTTAACCATAATATCATATCCTTTCTTTTGAAACAATTTTTTCATTTTATTTAATTAAATTCACCAGCTACATACATTTTCCCAATATTGTGACCTTCTCTTAATTCTCTTGGTGTAAAATCACAGATTCTTTCAAAACAACCATTTTCATTATTTCTAATAAAAATATCATGCATTTTTGTTTTATTGTTCCATGCATATTTTCCATTAAGAGCAAATATTGAATTTGTATATATGATTGCACATGGTTTTACACTATTAATATTATCTAATTGATTAATGCATGAAGTTACTCCGTCTTCTGCATTAATTATAAAATTAGGAATAATTGGAAGGAGTTTAGAATTTATTAATTTTCCATCCTCAAAATATATTTGCATAATCTCGCCTCCGAATCATAAAAAGAAATCGTCATTTAATCAGCTAACGATAAAATATCATTTCTATCAAAACCAATCAATTCATCAGATTCTATAATATCAGCCAATATATTAACAATTTCTTTTTGTGCTTCAGAATCCCATTCCATAAGCTCCTCTTTTATTATCTTTGCACCATTTGATTTTGCAATATAATAATCTTCCAGTGTAGCAAAGAAAAATTCATATTGACTATCAAATGGTGGCATTTTACTATTCTTCATATCATTTAAATATTTTAATGTTTTTTTATTTTCCATCTACATTACCTCATTTCATCAATTCTTCAATTAAATCTAATACTTCACATACAAAATTTCTGCCCACATTGAGGACAATATACATTTGTAGAATATACATTACTACCACAAATACTACACCGATGTACAATTTTTGATTTTCCAAATAAACCAAATTCTCTTTCGTTAGTTGTTGGGATTCTCTTTTGCTTTCTTACACATTCTTCTATAGTATCTATATTAGCCATTAAATCTTTAATATCACCAACAGTTATAACTCCATTTTCATTACTATATGCGATTTTAAATTGTTGTATGGAGATCAATGCCGCATTTATTTCTTCCATCTATATCACCTCTTCCAACTTTCCAACAAATTCTTAGTACCCATTACATATACAATAATACTTAACTTCAGGTTCTCCACTGACATAGCGATAACCCATTTCTCTTATTAGCCTTAAACCTGAATTATACTGCTTGTCATTTGTAAAGTTATCTTTTTTTGCCAATTCATTTATAATTGATTCCATTTGCATCCCCATCATTTACAGTGAAATTTTACCACTTCTATAGTCATCTATTTTAGCGGTTCTTTGTGTGCCATCAGCATTAAACATCAATTCTTCAATTTCCTGCTTCATTATACTGATTTCCGACAAATCGTACTGCTCAACCATTCTCTTTAATTCATCAGATAATCCAGTCATTTGTGATAAATCTTCAATAGCTCTTTCCATATATTCATAAGCTAAATCTAAATTATTCCACACAGTATCTAAGTTATTTTGCGTTTTATTAATTCGACTCATTTATATCACCTCTTTAATTCCCCTGTTATACCTCGCAATTCTCTTTCCAATCTCTTCGTTACTTGGACAATTCTGTAATTGATTTACAGATATATGTCTACAGTCATCAGGATTGTCAGCATTATCAAATTTCACAATAGCTTCTTCATCACTATTCCATGCATATTCCATAAAAGTTCCTATAAGCTCTAAGCCCTTATGAAATACTCTATCGCCTTTCTTAAATTCCATCTATACCACCTCATTCAATTACTGAAACATCAATAACATTTAATCCTGTATCTTCTAAGTCCTGTTCAACACAATATCTTAATGTTTCTTCTGATGATTCATTGTCATAAAATTCAGCTTCAACTTCAACAATAAGTTTTGCCTTTATTTTGTTTGGCTTATCCATTATTCTTGTCATTTGTATCACCTAAATCCTAATTTATTAGCGCATTTTTTACAATAAAACTTATCTTCAGCTCCATTGTAAAAACCATCTTTATAGTTGCCTTTAATACATTTTATATTTCCCGTCATTTTCTCTTTTTGTTCTGTTAGAATGAATTTCCCACATTTACAGCACATAATATCCCATTGCTCCATTCATATCACCTCTTCCAATCTTCCAAGTAAATCATTCTTTACTTCGATTATAGCATTTAACCTGCCTTTAATCTGTAAATCATATGGACTATCAGTATTTTTTAACAAATTCTCAAGTCTGTCAATTTCTGTATCAAGCTCACCGATATATTTTTTTATCTTTTCTCTCATATCTGGCTTTTTATATTTATTGTTATTATATTTTAATTCAAACTCATTTTTATATTCCTCTTCAGTTACAAACATAATTCTTTTCATTTCATGATCTACCATTACACATCTATAAATATTTTCTGTGTAAAAAGCATCGCCTACATTAAAATTATTCCAATTTATAATGGCTCGTTTATCGTTCATCGTTTTATTCACATTGCCAAGCATTTCATCTGGGCAATTTAATAAATATCCATAACTATCTAAATTTTTATTTTCCATTTTTCTACCTCCAATCATCAAAGGAAAGTTAAATTTCATACGGCAAATATTGACCTTCTATTTTAAAATCTCCATTATCTGCTTTTAAGTCAGTATTTTCGTTTACCCATTCTAATAATTCATCCGTAGAATCAAAAGATTTTGCAACTGCTACATCGCAGCAAATAATTAATTCTTCATCTATCTTATCTTCTACTAAATTATTCAATGTATCTTCCCAATTTAAGACAATAAAGTATTTCCATTTATAGTTCACTGTGTTATTATCCTCCTGAAACTTAGATTTCCAAAACATTTAATTCTTTTGAATCACGAAACAACATTAAGTCATCTTCTATATTATTATGGTATCCATGATTATAAGCATATTTTCCAATATCTCTAATTACTCTTAATCTTGTTTGTAAATATAAATCTATGTTCATTTTTCTTACGTCTTTACGTTGTTCTGACGTTACAGATCCATTTCTCGTAAAGATACACACCTGATCATTATTTACTTTGATTACATTACATGGATACCAATTTTCTCCAATTCTGAATTCATACATAAAATTCCAATTTCCATTACACTCTTCTAACGTCATAAAACACCTCTCGGAACTTAGATTTTATGGGCTTTTACATAATCCCAAGTCACAATTTCTGGAAGTTCATTACATTTAAAAATTGTGACATTTTTGCACCATTGTCTAATCAATTCATTTGCCTTGATTTTACATTTCTTTAAATCATTTCCGAAGTCACTTATAATCCACGGTTCTATCTTAGAAAATCCATTGTCATATTTATCATTATAAGCAACCGAATATATTTCATTTTTCATAGATGTATTCTCCATTCTACATGAAAACTTGGTTTCCTGTGCCTATTCCAAACCAATCATTTTCTCAAAATACATTGCTGCTCTACCATTTCCACCCTCATGTTTGTATCCAATGCATCCAATTAATGCAGAATCAAGAGAAAAATATGAACGATTTATGTCGTTGTAGTTAATGTATCCGTGATAAAATGTTTTCTTATCTCTTTTATCAATATACTCTACAATCTGATATTCTCCAATGCAATGAATCTTAATCACATTACCCCATGTAAATTCTTTTTCTATCAGTTCCAATTTTTCATCGTGTGTTGCTTCTCTTACATCACTGTCAGTAATTGTATTTAACTCGCTAAAATAACACCTTCCATAATTACACGGATGGAACTTAAAATCATTTTCGCTTTTTACTACTGTTCCAATCTGATTTTTATATACAACAATGTCTCCATATTTCATATTCATCACTCGCTTTCTTTATTATTATACACTACTTCTTTTGACTTGAGAAGTATAGAACAAGTCGAATGCTTCATATCAGCACTCAGATTATTATTTATTCAGTCACAGAATAATAACCGTTCTTCCTAAGAAGTTTTCTTACATAATCCAATCCCTTCTTAGTTGCATATGTAACAGATCTGATATTTCCATCATGACAAGGTGTTTCTTTTACAGCAAATTTGCCTTCTTTTCTGAATCTCTCATAAGGTACATTCACCATATCTTTGTCATAGAAGAATACTTTCTTATTTCTAAGAAAAGCAAACAGCTTGTATTCTCCAATACCAAGCTCCTTTGCCATTGTATTAATACTCATAAGTCCTTCGGTGTTCATCAGGTCATCATAGAACGCTTTAAGTTCTCTATTCTGCTTAATCAAATCATTGACCATTATTGTCTGAGCTTCTTTTGAGAATGATGGAAAATATTTCTGAACCATTTCCTCTTCTCTACCTTCTTCAATGTAAGCACCAGTTGATTCGATTCTCGGTAAGATTTCATCAAATATCCACGATTCAAACTGATCTGCTGATTCAAGTTTTGACTTTACAATCAATCTGTAAATATCTGACTTTGAAATCACCAACATCTCCTGTGAATTTCTCGCTTTATGTGCCTTCCCATTTTGGGAACTCACATCAATTTCTGTTTTAAAAGCCCTCTTACAATGTGTTGATACCGCTTTAGCTGCATTCGAATATCCCAATGCTTTTGCAATATCAATTCCGACAAAATAAACCTGTCCATTTACATTTACTGTACGAACAGTTCCAAACTGCTCACTAAAAAATTCCTGAATCTTATTCATGTCGTATCTTCCTTTCTTATATAAATTTGTTGATAGTCTTCTATAGTTTTATTCTCTATTTGCCCGCAGACTATCGAGAGTATTCCAACTCCATCACGACAGCTTTTACAGATAGCCAATCTGCTATTTAATTTTCAATGTACGCAATTCTTGTTTGGAAAATGTGACTTGAATAAGTCCAGAAAATACGATATAATATGTAATGACTAGGACTTAGGTTCAAGTTGTGTTAAGAGTAGGTTTTCGCTTTGGACGGTGGAGAACCTGCTCTTTTTATTTTCCATTATGAAAATACTTCATCTCCAGTTTAAAGTCTTCGTCAATATAGCCTTGCATAAATCTTTCCAATACAACATTGATTGGGATTTTTTGCTCTTTACATTTTTCTCTAAACTGTTCAAGTATTTCTTCATCAATGGAAGTATTAAATGCCTTCTTCATATTTGATACCTCCTTTGATATTGTTATCTTAACATATAATGTTGTTAAAGTCAATATATGAATTGTGTTTTTCAACAAAAAACAACCGCCAGTATTTTACTACTAGCGGTTTGCGTTTGTCTGCATACTATATATTGTGTTTTATACATTATCCAATCACAATATATTAATTGAATTTTCCAATGAAACTATTATTTACTTATCACTATATCTGTTTCAAGCATTCTTCATATGATTTTTTCAAACTAATGAAGCTTTCACTACTTCCACCATTGTCAGGATGAACTATTTTTAATAACTCTTTATATGCCCTATCTAATTCTTCTTTTGATGGATAATCATATTTAAAACCAAGATTTTGAAAACATTGTGGCAGCAATTTTTTCTCAGGTAAATATTTCATCCCTGATATCCATACTGAAAAATCATATATATTTCGTTCTGACATTCGTGCCAAATCTTCTAAGGTTAATACAAGTTGAGCTAAACAATCTGTACCATATGTTAATTTATTTTCTTCCGTTGCTTTGTGGTCAAATTTGTAAAACTCTCCTTTATAAGTAAATTTTATATAAGCGGAATCTTTATCCCAATTATACTCATAATTATCCACTTTGAGTCTAGTCATTACTTTTGATAGCTTGTTGATGTAATATTCAATTCCCTTATATTGTGGATTTTTTGCAACAAGTTCCTCGGATAATTTCTGTACACTAATGTTCTCTTCTGAAATAATATTGTATTGTTCATCAACTTCTACTATTTTAAATCCAGAAGCCTTGTTGATGTTTGCGCATTCATCTACAAGTTTTTTTAAGTGTATTTTTGCATTTTTTGCATTTTGAAACTTTTTTGCTTTTTTAATATTAAATAACGAAACATATTTTTGTTTATTTTCTTGGTAGATTTCGTAATAATATTTTTCATCATCCTTTCTATTTCTATAATCATCCTTTATATTTAATATTTTTATTGCAAATTTTGTCTTCATATATATATATATTCCCCTTAACAATCATGGTCGGCTTCTCTGATAACTCTTTTAGGATAGTCACATATTTCAAAATTAAATGTATCATCATCTTGGTGTTTTTCCCTTATTTTTTGTAATTCCTTTGCCTCCTTTTCAACGCAAATTGGAACTTGATAATGATAAAATGATGGAGAGTGACCAAAACCCGCATAACTCTGATACCATTTTGAGCATGAACTTTTTATTTTTACTGTTACCCATCCGGGTGTTAATGAATCATCAAATTCTTGCTCTTTTTGAATATAGTTCCAATCAATTGAGCAGACTGATTCAGGGTCTTTATTTTTCATATCTTCATAAGCCCTTCTAACTATCTTTGCTAGTTCAATTGCTCTTTTTTCATCTTCTTTTGTTTCAGACTTTAGACGAAGACGTTCAGCTAAAAGCTTCTCAGCTTCTTTATTGACACAATCGTATTCGCTCATATCTGTCTTTGATACTTTTCCATTATTTTTAAATACATTATATTCTTGTTTAAAAATATAATATTCCTCAGTATAATCATCGTAATCCAAGGTGATTTCCTTAGTTTTCTTATTTTTGTAGTATTCCACTACAATTTTTTCTTTTATCATTATACTCACTTCACTTTCTTTCGATTATATTAAACTACCAAATCCCTCTAGTATTTTTTTGAATTCTACAATCATTTTAATTTTTTCTTGACTTTTACCTAATAATTTATTATTATTTATTTGAGTTTCAGGGAAACTATATAGTTTCAAGTTGAAGCGTTATGTCTGCGGACTTAGTGGGTAAGTCCCAATAAGCTGTCTGTTGTTACAGACAGCTTATTTTTATTTGACATAATAGTTATTATACACAACTCATCCATTTATTTATAATAAGATAAAAGATTACGATATTGCGCTGGTCTAATAATATCGACACTTAACATCGGCACCTCAATAAGTTCTACATTGTTGTCTGTACAAAATTGTTTTAACAATTCTGTACCGTTAAGTTCTAATGAAAAACGCGCGAAACTATTTCCGCCTACACAAATTTTCCCTATCATATTTTCATCATGTTTTTGATTGAACTCTTTTAATTTATCTTTTAAGTTATACCCATCTCTCAAATAAGTATAAATATATATTGTGTCCGTAATTATTTTTGCCTTCATTCTTAATCACTCCTTTTACATCGTTCATTAGTCATCGCCCCACAACTTTTTAGTTACATTATTATCGCTTGGCATTGAACTACATTTTAGACATCCGAATTTTAATTTATTAAATTCTTCCTTTGTAATTTCAATTCCCATATCACCCTCAACAGTCGTATTGTAATCAAGTTTTCCTTGACATTCTGGACGGAAATACCACACTCTATAGAACTCTTTACCAGTCTTACTATTTTTCCCACTAAACAGACAAGTAATTGTTCTTCCTGAACTAATTTCAGTTGTAACAAATGTTCCGAAATAAGGATTGTATTGTTCGTATACATTATATCCACGCTTAATGTTATCTTGTTTGTCACGTTCACTATACTCTAATAACTGCTGTGTACCCCTTCCATAAGAGGTATCATACACTTTACTACTATTCACACCAACTGTAGAATATAATTTAACTCCGTTTCTGTCAGTTGTTTCGACTCTTTTTACTCTCTCTCCGTTGATATAATCATTACACAATCTGTCCATGTAATGAACATTCCCGTTCTCGTCAACTCTACGAGATACTTTTTTCATATCATAGTTATCTTTAGCTGCCTTTGCAGCACTTCCTGCATAAATTCCTAGGAATGCCAATAGTCCTCCGAACATATACAATCAACCACCTTTCTTATATTATTTTCTCCACTTTTCCATTTCGTCTACAGACTTTTTATTGAGATTATTATACATATCTCTTCTCTTGCGAGCTTCTTCTTGTTTAGAACTTCTCCAAAAAGCAAACATTATTACCAAAAAAACTATACTGATAATTGTACCCATAATTCAATCCTCCTATTTAACTATTCACGTCTTATTGTTACTATTCTAATTCTATCATACAATCTTAAATTTTGCACTATATATCCAAGTATTAAAATGATTCATATTTAGCAACTTTAATGCATCCTCAAAACCTTCAACGATATCCGTTGCAAACAAAAATCCTTTACCGTATCCCTCGTAATTATTATTAGGGATAATTGTAAGATACTTTCCATTCTTATGTACTTCATGTCCTCTTTTAGACATTTCCTTTTTAAATTCTTTGTAATCAAACATAGTAATTATCATTCCTTTCCATAAAAAATAAGAAATTGAATATTCCAACCTCTTACATATTCTCCAAGTAAATTTCCGATTCATTGGGTTTTTAATTTCCCATTTACATTACACTCTTAGCATAGCCAAGTTAATAATTGTTGGGTGTGAACCCGCACCCTCTATTCCCTTGCTAAATGCATCAGGAATTACCTTCTTTAATATTTGATATGCTCCATTTACATCTGCATTTATCTTCTTTCCACAATCTGCAATAAATAATCCTCTATGAACTCTGCGTTCCTTATTGTAATTCTCTTTCACAGGATCTTCATTATCAAGAAATGATGTTCCAGAAGTATATGCTTCCTCATTTTCTATGAATTTAATTCCATTATTCTCACATTTATATGCAAGCATCTGGATAAACAGTTCATAAGGAATATAAGTAAAATTCTGCATACCTTGTTTCTTTTGTTTCCATTCATCGTTGTGTCCTACAATCAATGTGTCAATTCCATATAAGACACACCAATCAACTACATACTTACTTATACAATGCATCTGATATTTAATCATTTCATATCTCTTGTCTGTGAGTTTCTGTAACTTGTTCGACCAATCTTTTCCGTTGACTTTCTTCAACTCTGACTGAATATTTGCTTTCTGTTTATTATAAAACTGATTGATTGACTTAATAACTCCACCTTTAACAGCTATTGGATTTTCACCAATGTTGTTTACCATAGTTATGAAATTATCAACTCCAATGTCAATAGCAGCTACTCTATCAGAAGTTTCTGAAATGTCTGGCACTTCGATTTCATAGACGATTTCCATTACATAATACGAACATTTTGGTACAAATCTACATTGTATTAGTTTTCCATCTGCGTGTGTCCTTACTGTATACCCTTTAAATGGTTTGAAAGAAATTCTAAATAATCCGTCTTTTAATGAACATTGAATATTCTTTAATACAAAAACTTGTCTACCATCCTTTTTCAAATATTTTGGAATTTTAGGTTTCCCTAGATATTTGTTAGGATTTTTACTGTAATCTTTTATAGACACAAGAAATGATTTCCACGCTTTATCCAACATTTGTATTGTTTTCTGTGCAGCTTGAGAACCACATTCCTTATAACAATCCATTGACTGCATAAGTTTCTGAAGAAAACAAACATCAAAAATGTTATTGTTATTTATGAATTCTTGTCGCATAAGATAATTCGCTTCGTTGTATACATTTTTAGAATAGAAGCAATATTTATCAACGATTTCAAATAACGGGTGTCCCCTCTTTATGAATTGTTGCTCTGTTCTTTTTACCTTTATCGCAGATCATCTCCTTCCATTTAATATTATTTGATAGCGTTTTATATATCTTTTATCCATATATTTGCCGACACACTATCAGGAGCATTCCAGCCCACTCGCCGCAACTGTTTCGGTTGTCAACCTTTTATTCTGTTATCAAGGTACTTGTTAAAGTGGATTTTTTGATTGACTTAATCTAAAATGAAATGATATAATAGAAATGTCAATCGTGTGGTTCAACCATGCGTTGCGTTGAATGGTGGTTTCTAGTTTTCCAGGCTGTGAACCGCCATTCTTTATTTCTGTTTATCTTTTTCTCTTTCAACCAGAATCATTCTAACTAAATTTGAAAAATTCGTACCTTTTTCGGCAGCTTCTCTTTCCAATGCTTCCTCTAGTTCTTTTGAGATATAAACAGATTTTCTAACTCCGTTTTGCTTTGGTTTTGCCATCTGTTATCCTCCTTACATCAATTATATTACCACTTTAACAGGTACTTGTCAACATCTTTTTTCATCTAATGTCATAAGAAATCATCGTTTCAAGTCTTATTTCCACCCAATATCTCTTGGTGTAATTTTAATATAGCAATTAGCAGCTGACTTTGATTTTTCAAAATCAACACCAATAAAAATGTCTGTACCTCTTAGTTCCATTTCTGTGCTAGAAATTTTACAAAATTTTGTAATATACCAAGGAAGTTTATTTTTAATCCATGTCAACCTCATTGTCATGTCATTTTCTAATTTTTGATATAAGTCATACATTTCATTTTTCTGTGTGACATATTTTTGTTTATCGTCAACAATTTCTTTCATACATTCGTTCCTCATTGCATCATACATATTTTCAAGATTATCTGATAATGATGTAAGTTGTTCTTGGATATTTTTTAATTGTTCATAGCTTTTCATTTTATCTACCTCACTTCTTTGTAAATCCTCATTTCATTCTATCTATCTCTTTTAATCGCCACAGTTTCTTCTGTGACTTTTCCTATCTTCATGTAAATTCTCTGCAACTGGATATTTCTATATTCTTCATACCTTTTCATAAACAACTCAATTAATTTGATTTTTGTGTCAAGTTCAATAATTTCATTATCAAAACCATTGAATAATGTAGATGATGTAGTATGACAGATTTTCCATTTGAACTCTCTATCCTTATAAGAAAATCCAAAATAATCAGACCAATGAGAACCAGAACTCATACACTTCATAAACATTCCATTATCTTCAAAGTATTGAGAGTCATCCATCAATACTCCTTGTTTCTCTTCGTCCCATCCACCATAAGGCATAATTCTTACATTAGCTTCTCTACAAAGTCTTTTTAAATCGTACCAATCATCTAATAAACCACTTGCTTTTAATTCCATTTCCAATTTTGATAAAGCATTTTTCTTATCTGCTATTCTATTATTTTCAGCTATAATTTTAGTTGTATTTGTTTCCCTTACAGCCTGTAATAAATTGCTATAATCATACATTTTCATATAATCACCTATACCTTTCTAATTCTTCCAAAGAAACTCTTGTTTCATACTTTGCATTCTTTGTATTCTCTTTCAGTTAATAGTCCTTCATCGCACATATCTTCAAGCGTTCTATATACAGCGTTTGCTCTCCAACTTGCATATGAAAAACCATCAAATTCTCCAATAAGTGCATCTCTGTTTTCTTCACTTTGTTTTTCTAATTTTTCTGCTAATATGGAATTACGAAAGAAATATGCTTTATACATAGCTGCTTTAATTCTAAGATTCTCAACTTCATATTCCTGAGAAACTAATTTCTCTTGAGCTTCTAATAACTGTAACCCCATATTTCCTAATGGGCTTCTTTCAATTCTGTTTCCAAAATAAGTATCATTCATATTTGTCACTCCATTTCTATATTAATTCATCAACTTCAACTACATCAGGATTATCACTAAACCATGAATCATTCTCTGCAATTTCATTTAACTCAATAAAATCTCTTTCGGAATCAAAGCAATCGTTGTGTTTCAAATAAGCTGCTTTTACCTTTTCTCTTGCGTCTTCATACGACTCCGCCTTTACAATCCCAACAGCCAATTCTTCAATTCTGTATGCATATAAGTTTGTAATATTTAGCATAATCATCACCTCTTTATAATTTTATCTTTCCATAATCAGGAATCATCTGAATAAACTCGTCTGCATTTGTAAACTGTTCATTGATTTCAACCCAATACTGTTCGTTATTTGTATCTGTACAACAAGCTTCTAATTTAAAATCATGCTGTGCATAAATCGTTAAGCATAGTTCTACTTTCTGAACAGATACACCTTCTGGAACTTCTTCAACAGTTGCGTATTCTTCCAAAAAGCTATCAATTTCGCTTTCTTTTAAATCATAGTTGTAAAATGCCTGTAATGGCTTGTCTGTATTATCTAACTCATTAAATGTAATTTTTGTATAATCTAACATATTCTGTTCCTCCAATCTTAAAATGAAATTGCTATTTCTTATGTTCTAAGGTTCTTCGTCATCTGCGTTTAACCAGTCCATATATAATGCGGTTGCATCATATTCGTCCTCTGTTAAATAACTGTAACTTTCCAAAAATTCTTCTTTTGTAAGGATTTTAAAATCTGCCATTTTAGGAATATCTGTTATAAATGTCTTGTTCATATCAAAATCAATGTCAAAACTAGCTCGACATTCAGAATGATATGTATAAAATCCTTCGAGGTTATTTTCATCATGTTTTAATCTATACAAATCAAATTCTTTTCCGCAATTAGGACACTTTATTTTCATTTCCATCACTCCAATCTATGCTTCATAATCAAATTCGCTTAATCCACCACTTGCAGATACATATTCTGCTACATCTGGAACAAATATCATAAGATTATCAGGATATTTTCTTTCATCCTTAATTGCAAAATATCCTCTTTCTTTTACACCATCATTTTCAAAGTAATAACCAAAAATCATTTCTATTAAATTTTTCATTGATGTTTCTGGTTCGTATTTCTGTTCTCTGATCCATGCAGCCATGTAATCACAATCGCACCATTTCTCTTTTGGATATTTACTATAATCTTTTTCTTCTGTCCATTCTCCTGTCCACTGATCTACCATAAAATCATACCTCCTCAATCTCAATACAGAAATCATCAGGATCATATTCACTGCCTTCAATGTCCCAATCTCTCATGTATTCTTCTTTTGCGTTATTGGCTTCTTCTTCAGCTTCACCATAGGAATCAAATAATCCCCACTCAAAATCGGAGCTGTCTCTTAACTGACCGCCATCATAACTGATAATATATTTGAACATTTCAATCACTCTCCCTTACAATTTTTTAAATAATCAGCTTTCTGTTTTTTATATTCTGCTTCAATTTTATCTAGTCTTTTCTGTTCTTCATCGCACTCTTCTTGTGATTCAAATACATCATAGTAATGTGTATCTCCATCCCAACGACATCGCACAATTTTATCTTTCTCTTCATCCGTTAATTGATATACTCTGTACATTTCTATCATTCTCCCTTCAGATTAGGACACAAACCAAGTCCACCATCAATCTCAGGCACTCTTCTATACGCTCCTCTGTGTGGACATTCTTCTTTTTTACATTCAGTACAATCGCATTTCTGATATTCCTCATAACTCATTTTCCAGTTTGTTTCTTTAAATCTTTCTCTTGTCATCATATTAATCACGCTCCTTTATAAATCTCCTAAAATCCAATTCTCTACAAAATCTAATACAGATTCTGGAAATTTTTCTGCATCTTCATCATAATTAAATGTTCTACCTACAAGTCTTGTTTCAATGCTTTTGCTTTCTTCATATGTAATTTTATATGTTTTTACATTTCCAATTTCTCTTACTAATTCAACTCTTAATACATTCATAGTTTAAACCTCCTTTATACTTCGTTTCCGTCTTCATCTGTTATAAAAGCGACTTCTGATAAATAAATACTTTCAAAAGCTTGATTTTTATATTCACCAGTTCCATTCTTCGCTATTTTCTTTGCCTCTTCTAAAGAAGTTGCTTCAATCGTTTGATCGACTTGTGCAGTATAAGTTACTCTATATTTTTCCTTAATTCCTATAAACTTTTTATATCTATTATAGTTAGGCATGTATTCAAATGACTCAGGTGTAATTTCTTGAATAATATTACTTCCCTTCTGTCCATATTCTTCTGATACAACATAAATATTCTTAGTCTCTGTGTCAAAGAAACTCTGACTTTCCGCAAAGCCCTCAAACATTACAAATCTTTTATCCTGAAACCAATTCTGATTTAACATATTCACTCACTCCTTTAAACCACTCAAATTTATTTGTTACACAATTCCATCTGATAAATCCATTTGTGCCTTCTCTTATATTCTCACGATTTTCCAATACGCATTTAAGTAATTCTTTTGCTAGTTTGTCATTTAATCGCTTTTTATGGCATTTTAAATCATTACCAATATACTCAAACACTTCTGAAATATCTTGAATTGCCTTTGTATATCCTCTAATAAAATCACCAGATAATTTTTCGACTGTCATAACTATTCCTCCATTGTGTAATACAGATATTTATATCTTATATCATCTATATTTCCGTTCCAATCAATATCAAGCCACTTCTGTTCTACAACTAGGATATTATCATCTGTTGCATAACATTTAATAAAGGTATGTGGTTTTACATCTTTGAGTTCCAAATGACTATCTCCATCAAATACCAAATGGTTATTTGATTTTGCCACACATGTTCTTGCATGTGATTTATGTCTTTCAAGTCTTCTCTGTCTTACCGCACCAATTTCTCCATCGTCCATAGCAGGACTAATACCAATAAATAATGATTTACCACTTGTAATTCTTCTAATAAATTCTGCCTTACTAATTTCTTTCACATTCTCTAACATATCAATCAACTCCGTTCTATATTTCATAATCGCTTACTGGTTCTGTATAACCACTATCCAATTTAATTTCCATTGTTTTATAATCATCATAAACACTCTTTCGTGTTCCTCTTGTATGAATAATTTTTGCAAGTTGCATAATTACATATCTGCGTTCACATCCATGTTCATCATAAACTTTATGTGGATAATATAATGCCCTACCATCGCAAACTGTAAAATCATCAAACTCTTTTCCGTAGAACTGTTCACAATTACTTGCATATACATACCGTAAAGCGTGAACTCTTATATATTGCTTCTCATCATCTGTCAATTCATCTGTATTGTCTAATAAAGAAAAATCAAACAAAATATTTCTCTTGCCAGTCTCAAATGAATCAACATATTCCAGACTATTTTCCTTTGCTGTCTTTTTAGCTGTCTTGTATAATTTATATTCTTTAATTTTCATTTTCATTTTCCTCCGCTTTATATTTCTCAAACACTTCTTCGCATCTCGCTTTTTCACTGCTCCAAAATACTAAATGCCAGGAATAAACCCATTCTCCATTTTCAAAATATTTATATTTTTCTTGAATTTCCCATCGCTTATTCCAATGACTTCCAATTCCTTCAACCATTCTGTATTTTCGTAACCGTACCATTTCATTCACTCCTTCCATTACAAAAGGCAGACACAATTATTTGCATCTGCCTTTATTTATTCCCTGTATTACTCTTCTACTTCACCAAATTCTGCAATATAATCTTCTGCATCTGCATAACGTTCCATCCAGTCTTTTGCTTCATTTTCACTTAATGGAATAAACTCACTACTGCCACTACTTTCATTGCTTCCACACGATCTTGAGTATTTACTCAACGCTCCACCCATTCCGTATAGAAAATATTCACCTGTTTTCTTTTTGTAAAGTGTTTCTTCACAATAATTAAAATCACCAAAATTATATGAATTACTCCATGTTACGACCTCTTTTGCTGTTTCTGTATTATACATTTTTCCATTAATAATTTTTTTCATACTTATCACCTTTTACCTTTTCTAAAATTTCACTGTAAATTACAATTTCCTGCTAATCTTCAAGTGTCCAATTGCCAACTTTGTTCCCATTGATGTCCATTATGTAACCAGATTGATATCCGTATTCAAGTTTTTCTTCAATCTCTTTTAAATTTCGTCTTAATTCATATGCACTTCTATCAAGTTCGCCATCTTCATCTCTATAAGCTGCGTTACCTGTTTTAATTTCAATTTTCAACATAACACTCTACCTTCCTTTCAATTCTGAATCTCTTATATTGTGGAAATGTTTCATAAATTCGTCTACACCAATCTTCATCCTTAATACATTCGCTTAAATACTTGTTATCAGGTGTAAAATAATATGCCTTGTGTCCTTCTTCTGGTGAATTTTTGTAATAATCACCATTTCATATTTCTTATTTCCGTCATATGAAGTACCTGCTAAATGAGCTGTGTATAATTTGCATTTACTCATATCAATCACCAATCCTTTCTCTCCACTTCTTAATTCGCACAGGATAATTTACATTCTCTCTGTATGTCTTCAACTGTGCTTTTGCATCTGCTCTATCTTCACAATTACATTCAATATCCCATCCATAACCACAATTTCCTTCGATTGCATAACAATCCTTTGTCTTTCTTTTATATGCCATTATCGTAATCCCTCCTCTGTATATTCTGCATAACTAATATGCCATCCTTCGTCTTTATGTCGTTCTAATAAGTGTTTTAATTCATCGTCTGAATATCCAGCTTTCCAACCTACAATATATTCATTCTTATCTCTTATACATAATTCCACATCTTTTTTCATATCAATATTCCTCCTCATAAAATTTAATTGTTCTTTCCTTTTCAGCTTCATATTTCGCTTTATCAGTAAACAATGTGAGATAAATATCTCCCTCTGTATATGTAAATACTGCCATCTGTTCGTCTGAATAAGCATAAGAACTATATCCATCTACCTGAACTAAATCGAATTTACATTTCTTTGCGAACTGGTAACTTAAATCGGACATCCAATGTCCACCTAACATGTAATTACCATTTCTATCTTCTGTCTCTTCCATGAAGTTTACATTTGCAATCCGTTTTGTATCTTCATTTAGTAAATATGCGGATAAATCCAAGTCTGCAATTTCATATTCGCTTTCTACTTTCTTTACTCCAAGTTTTCCAATCAATTCAAAATATTCATTTCTCGGAACATATTTCATACTGATCAACCTGCCTTTCCATGTATAACAAACTTGTCATAATTCCCTTCAATGCATACCAACACTGTTCTGCGTTCATATATCCAATCAGTGAACCAGTATTTTTCTTTATATGGAATTGGTTGCCACCTTCAATACTGATTACTACAGATATTTCCGTTTTGCTTATTGCATTGATAGCACTGATTTCTCTATCAATCTTTTCACACAGTTCTTTTTCGCTTTCGCTTAAATATCCTGTAACTCCGTTATCCCATTTGATATTTAACATTATGAACACCACCTTTTTACAAGATATATATTTCCGTTATATCTAACGTTGCACCAACCTTCACTATTCGCTGTATACCAAAGTTGTTCCCATTTTACGTAGTCTTCCATATCTTCTGTATATGCGAATGGGAAATTTATATATCCCAAATCATGAAGCACTCTTCCATACCATTCTTCAACAGCTATAACTCCATTGCCTCCGTTATACTGTGAAGTTTCTGCATTAAAATCAATAACCGAAAAATTATCAAATCCACTTTCCATTATTTCATTGAGTAAAAAAGCCTTTGCTAAAATTCGCAAATTATCTTCATCAGTTTCATTTAACAATGCATTTAACTTTTCAATATTCGTAAATTCATCTCCGACAGGTGCATCAATAATAATCCATTCGTCATTGCCCAACATATTCCGTAATTTCTCTTCATTCATTGGTAATGTGATTACATGGTCATTGTTAAAGTCAACCATTGTATCTTTTGTAATGTTTCTGATTACAATTTCCATAATTCATTCCTCGCTTTCTTATAATAAAATAGGCAGCTAGTAGATTATTCTCCTAACTGCCTTTGCGGTTGCGTTATTTTGTTTAGTTGCTAAACTTAGTCATCATCTTCTTCAACGACTTCTCCATTTGTATATCCTTCTGATATTTTTCGTAAAATATATTCCTGCGAACATTCATCTAAGTCCTCAAATCTAACATTTTCACCTTCGAGTGTTATATTAAAATCAACACTCCACCATCCTGTTTTTGTCATTTCGCTTTCACTCCTTCCAAGTAAATCTTAGTTTACTGTGTTTTATTTCATTTCAACCTTAATTGTTACTGTGCATTTATTTGGCTTAAACATGCTCTCAATAAATGTGATTTCTTCATCAAACTTATACGAACCTTCGTTTTTCTTTAGCTCATTTAACCAATCGACAAGCATATGATCAATGGTTTCATATTCAAGATGACCGCAATCATCTTTGCCTCTCCATTCAGAATCGGTATCCTTTGTATTTGCATTCATCATCTGCAATACAAGTCGTCCATCAGGATAAAATCTAAACATATATGAATAGTAATCACATATTCTTGTCAAGATTTCCAGTTTGTCATTCCATTTATGAAAAATACCTCTTGTAAGATATTCTGTAAGATACTTTTCATCTTCTGCGTTATCACTCCAAAAATTATTTTTTAAATATTCTCGCTTCATTCTATAGTCCATACAATTTCCTCCATTCTGCCTTTGAAATGCGAATTTCATATACACCAATATTTTTCTCCATCCATCGCTCGCTTCACTTCATCAATGGATAGATCGTATAAGTCGGCAACAAAATTTATTGCACTATCAATACATTGCAATGATGCGAACTTCCGTCTATCCCTTAGACAACTGATTGCCTGCTGTAGATTTCTTTCTTTATGCAATAATTCCTGCTGTTTTACTTCAGCATATTTTTCATAATTACTTTTACTCATTTTTCTTACCTCAAATTCATAAGCAACACACATTTTAATTTCAAATACTCATTGTTCCATCCAAATAATCATTTAAGCCTTCAAAATAATCTTCATTTGGCTGTTCCTGATGAACAAATCCCTGTTCGCACTGTTCTTCATAAGTTGCCTTCTGTGTCTCTTTATAAATAATTTCATCAATTATATTCATTTCTCTTGCCTCCAATTCTAATGAAACACGCATTTCTACTTCTCTCTTGCTGCATTATTCATAACAATGTCATCAAACCATCTTGCACCAATATTGAATCGTGGTATAACTACAGCCATACTATTTTCCATATCTTCAAGCTTAATAGAAACAATCGTACAATCATCTGGATATTTATTATTTCCAGTCAACATATATACATCATTCATTGTTTTTCCTTTGATAATATAAGCCGTTTCACTTTTCATTGGTGTATACTGTTTTACCCAATCAATAAATTCAGATATTGAATCTTCTGCAAGTCCCTCCATTGTAAGAGCTGAACCTAAACTTTCTAATTCTTCTAATGTTGTTAATGTTTTAATTTCCATATTCGCTACCTTACCTTTCCAAAAGAAATATCCATTTACTGTGCCTTTTCAAACTCGTCAATAAACTTTTGTGTAAACTTACCTACTTTGTAAGTTCCATAGTTTACCTTTACCTCATCCGTAATTTCCAGATATCCGTTCTCAACCATTGTATCAATCAGATCAGGACAATCTGCGCTTAAAAATGATTCTCCCTCATCAAGTGAATACTGTGGAATGTTAATAGTTACATCCCCATACAATTCGCCTTTTTCATCACCACTTGCAACAAACGCAAGAACTGCTTTTCTACGGAACATATCTGCGTATGTATCTACTACAAAAGATACTTCGCAATCATTTACTTTTATTGTTTTTGTTTTCATTTTCATCACTCCTTACTATTTGCTCCATCTGCAAATCCGTCATCGTAACCCTTGTTATACATGGGATTCTCAAATTTAGTATTTGCAATAGGTGAATCTTCTTCAATACCAAAGAAAGATTTCTCTTCCTCTGACATCTCGCAATATTCATCAAAATATTCCATTGCACTTTCTCTGTCGTCAGAGATAAGTCTATCCGCAAAGAATGTTGCAAGTTCTTCAAGCCTGCAACGTGGGATAAAATCTGCGTTTACCTTTTCCATAAAACAATCATAAGCTGATTGAAGATATAACATCTTCTTAGGATTATTCTGAAAATATGTGAAATATATTCCATGCGCCCACTGCTGACCTTCTGGTTGCGTTGGATTGTAACCACTAACAACTACATACTGTGTATCACTTTCGCTTTGCAATAAAGCATAGTCTCCATTCCGTAATAACTCTGTCCACTTCATACTAATCAACTCCTAACTTTTTAATTTGCCTATAACAGTCATACCACCAACGATGTTATGTTTCCGTACTTCTCTTTGCCATAACATTCTATTAATTGATTTCGGCACACTAATTACTTCTCCGTTTTCATTCACAAATTTTGTGTGACTTCCGTTACAATTATGTCCATTATTAAGTGCAAAATATCCGTTTGCCTCTAATACAGGCTTTACAATCCTTGTATCATTTGTCCATCTTCTCTTTCCCATATTGACTCAATCCTTTCCTTATTATAATGTGACCGTATAGCCGTTATCACAGCTTCGTATTTATATGTTGTATGTATTTGGTTTACAATATGTTATTCTCTACTACATCACTTTCGCTTTCACAGTTTTCTTTGTTGTCTTGTTATTTCTGAATGGACTTTCCATTTCGTAACGGACAATCTTAGACAGATAATCAAAAATCTGTGCCTGTGTCTTATCCATGATGTTCTTTACAAAGAATTCAGTTCCCTTGCAGTTTTTAATCAGTGCCGTTTCCATTTCATCTGTCCTGCCTTCACAATATGCGTATAATGTTTTTAATGCCCTAACAACTTTTGCTGTATATGCTTTTCCGTTGTAAGTGTCTGCATATCCGTTCCATTCAAGTTTACCAAGTAATCCAAGCATAGAATCAAGTAAATCGGCATTTCCGTTACACCACTTGATTCCGTCCGAGATAGATGTAAATGTACCAACCACATTTTCTTTCTCATCATCTCCCTTTACTGCCACATTATGTTTTGCACAAATGTCATGCAATGCCACATATTCTGGTTTCTTTGCTGCAAGTGCCGCATGGTAAATGTCCATTGGCTGCATTTTCGCACGATCACTTGACTGACTAAGAAATAAGTCAATCGCTTCTTCAAGACTACATTCCATGACTTCCACAACCACATCTTCTTTGCCTGCCTTGAATGCGCCATAAATTCTATGCTGACCATCAATGCAAAGAAGAATTCCATTATGAAGTAATACTTTCGGTTCATCCCATTTATATGAATTATAATTATTACCGATTGCATAAGCTCTTTCCAACTTGATTCGTCTCTGCCAATCTGGAATATGGATTTCTTTTGGATCAATCACCATGAGAAGTTTATCTCCAATTCGTGAATTATTCCGTGCTGCTTTTACCATATTTGCGATTAGAAGTTTCTCATTCTTTCCTGTGAATCCTTCCGTATTCCGTGCTTCCTGCATTTCCATTTCTGCTTCCTTTGCCTTTAAATAAACTCTTTTACACATAATTGTGTCCTCCTTATAATATTTTTTACATAAAAATAACGGCTTGCCTTTCGGTTCGCCGTTTAATTACCAAACTTTTCAAACACTCCTGACTTGAGCATATCTGATTTCCAACACTCAAAGTCTGGATATTCTGCTTTGTTTGCTAAGTCTCTGTAGACTTCATACATCTGCTTTTCTGTGAATGTTTTACCTTTTAGCGGTTCTTCGTATGTAATATATTTCATTATATCTCACCTCTTTCTATCAGATAATTTCTATAAGCATTTTCGCTTTCAAACTGCTGATATTTGCCTATTGATGGCACAAATCCCATATAAGCAAATCCGTTATAATATTCCTTCATGTATTATCCTCCTTACAAAATTTTTCACCTTGTTAATGATTGTCGGTTCGGCTATCTTCTGCCATCTCTTTTGTCTTTCTGAAAAATACAAGCTGTTTTCTACATTGATGTAGTCCATCATCTGAATAGGTGTTAATGAATTATATGGAGTTGATAGAGTACTGTCTATTATCTCTGCTCCGTTTGCTGTTTTAATAATTCTAAAATTAAATGCTTCCATTTTACCTTATACCTCCTGTGTTAATCTTGCATTTCTCATAATATTTGATATTTCGTTTTCTGTTTTTGCTTTATGAATTGCTTCTATAATCTCCGTTGTATAACGAAAATCTTTTGCAATCCGTACCGCTTTGCGTTTGTAGTTATACATTTCTCTTGACATAATCTTTATTCTCCCTTCTAAATCAGCATCGACAACTGTTTTGCCAGCATTGCCTTTGACAATCCTGTTGTCTTAATTCCTTTGTTACTTTTTATTTCTGCTTTTACAGAGTAAATCCGTGAAGGTTTGCTTGCCTTTGCAATCTGATAATTACAATAGGCAGTATGAATTTGTTTGTGTTTCTCTGACATAATTTTTATTCTCCCTTCTTTATTTTGTTATTGTGAAATCATAGCAATCACCTGTTGACGTGTAGATTGTTACAGTATCACCGTTGATTTCCGTTTCTGTTACCTGATTCAAGTTCAGATAATCGTATTTATTAGGCATATTTCTGCCTATTAAAAAAGCCGTAGCGATTGCTACGACTGCGATGGCTGTATATGCCATTTTCTTTTTCATAGTTGTATTTCCTTTCTTTTAATATTGTTTTTGGGTATAAAAATAGCACCCTTTGCATTGGGTGCTACTGTGTTTGGTTTAAAACAGTTTTTGCTGCTGTGATTGCAGCTCCTTTTGTGTTAAAAGCCGCAATAAACCGTGCAGTATGTACAAAAGTACAACCTTCTGGTTTATTTTCTAACCATTCTTCAGGCAAACATATGATGTCTTTGGAACTATCCTTATCTACTTTTATAGTAAGGATATTCCAACCGCCCCTGTTTGATGGCATTACCAAAAGTTTTGCTTCTGTGCCCACAAACATAATGGGTGGAATGTATTTTTTAAGGATTATAAGACCATTATCGGTCACTCCTTTTAAGGCTTCTTCAACTTCTGTTTTTGCCTTGCCCATAGCTAAGTCTCTAGCTATATTTCGGGAAATAATTTCTTTACAAAAATCTACTGCTTTCCTAAAACCTTCTTTTGTTTCCGTTTCTGGGTCAGCAGAATCCCAGAACGGATTTAAACTTGATATAAAAGAAGACAGTGGATTTCCTTCACCTACTCCATTATCTATATCTTCGATTGGAATTATATAATTCTTCTCAAAGATTTCATATCCGTTCTTTGAAAAAAGAAGGTGTCCGTAGTCTTCAAATATCAACCCACAGGCAGCTCTTTTGAGTCCGTCTTCTCTTATTTTTGCGTCTACCTGGTGATGGTCGTATTTTCCACCTCCTATGTCCGCAACCAAAATAGTTTCCGGGAGTTTATCTGGTACACAGAACTCTCTTTTTACCTTAATACAAGGGTTAAGAATCTCACACAGGGCAACGCTCATTACATCGTCTGCATGAAACTTCCCTCCGTGGACTAAAATTGTATCAAAATTAAATTTCATTATTCATACCTCCTTTCTACGCGTTTTTGATTTCGTAGCACATTTTACATAATTCTTTTGCTACGTTTTCAATTTCTTTTTCCGTCTCTATTTTCGTGAGTTCTTGTACCCACGATGTAATGACTTGAATCTCCCCAAGCATATCGTAATACTCTTCACGTTTATCAATAGCAAAGTCTTTTTCAAGCTTCACCATTTGAATTCCTTCAATATCTTTTTCTGTGGAATATCGTTTAAAGACATCCAACGGAATATCCACATCTACATTTTTAGGAATAAATCCCACTCCAATTGGGAACTCGTTGTAACAATCCATTGCTACGTCATACTCATAAGTAATGTTACAAAGCAATTCCATTGCTGCGTTTATAATTTCATTTTTCTTTTTTTCTAATTCTAAATTTCCCATAGTTTTTAAATCTCCTTTTTATTTTTTTTGCATATAAAATAGTACCCTTTTAGAGTACTTAATTTATTTTTTGTTTTAACGAGTATATATTATTTGTATTCTATATACTCATCCTCATTTTCCGTGAAGTTATTGATGATTTCCAACAGTTCTGTTTCCGTTACGGTTTCAAAATCTCCGCAACTATACTCTTCCTCGTCATAGTCGTAGTGATCGTTGAACGAGCCACACACCGGGCAGAAATCAAAACCTGCGGTTGTTCCGTAACTTACTTCCCATTTTCCGTTTTCAAGGCGGTCATAATCAGTCCAAAAACCGTAGCAACCGCCATCGTTGCATCTTTCTGAGTCGTATTCTGAATAGTTGCAGAATCTTACTCTTTTAATTCCATTTAAGTTTTCTTTTTTCATGGCAAAATTCCTCCTTACTTCTTCTTCTGTTCATTCTTAATTGCTATCAAGAAACTATGAAACCATTTTAATTTTCCTCCTTGTCATATATCCGTTCATTAATTGAGCCATCACTCATAACCGAGCAAATATAGGCTCTTTGATAACTCCCCGTGGAATCATAATGGTAGTCATTCTGTTTCTCTTTTTCAAAGGCATCAAGTGCCTCTTTCCTATCGGAAAAAAATTTTTGTGGAAAATTGAAGAAGTTCGGATTGTCGCCTTCTCCTGGAGAGAAAGTTTCTTTCCCGACTAAGTAACCGATTGTTGTATTTTTCATGTTTATTCCTCCTTGCCTTGTAGCTGCTTTTTCTTTGCCTGAAGCTCGGCTATTTGAGCTTCGATTGAGGCAATTTCAGCTTCATTCTCGTCAACATAAGCCATAATATCTCCTGGTTGACATTGTAACTCTTTACATATCTTATCTATTATAGACATAGCAACATATTTATTCTTACTAAAATTAGCCATTGTTGACGGACTAATCCCTAATTTGCGTTGCAAGTCTATTTTTTTTATACCCTTAGAAATTAATAACGAATCCAATTTATAATATACTATCATCTTGTTTCCCTCCAATCACCTCCAATATATCATAGCTTACTATAATTATCAAGCTATTTTTGTGTTAATGCATATTATAAAAGAGCAGACTTTTGCGTTGTCTGCCCTTCTAACCATATATTATTTTCCGTTTCGCTTCTGTTCATCGGTTACGGACTTACACCGTAAGACGGAAGGCAGATTATTAGTCTGCCTCCACTCTGCAATTATTCTTTTATTACATCAAGTTCCGTTACATTCACACCTAAAGCAGATAGAATGACTTTTAAATCTCTATAGCGCACCTTCATTGACTTATATAAAGGCGTTTCCTTTTCTGTCATTCCCATCCATTCCTGCAAGCGTGAAAATTCTTCTACACAAATTTTAATTGTTTCCTGGTTATTCATTTCTTCCATCCTTTCACCGCCTTCCTATTTATAGTATAGCGGATTTATTGCGTGTTTACAAGTTGCTTATTTAACATACATTTCACAGAATACAGCCATGAAAAGCTTGTTAAATTGTGCTTTGCTGATAGCTGTTACAAGTGTACTATCATTGACAATTTTCTTACTCTGAGCATATCTTGCACCAAACATATCTGACATATTCTCAGCAAGTTTGCTAATCTGAGCCTGAGAACAATTTTCAATACCAAGATTTACAAGAAACTGCTTGATTGCTTCTAAAAAGTCACCACGCTTATGTTCATTAATCTTTTTAACATAAGCTGGATGCATTGTATCTGGTACGAAGGAATAAGTATCCTTCATAGTTTTGTTTAAAGGCTCAATAATTGTATTATGTTCAGTTTGAGCCTTGCGGATAGCATTATCCGCTTCAACTCTTGAGTATTTTGCAATGACATCATCCACTGGAATACCTGCTTTGATGTCATTATCACGATTTGCAAGGATTGCCTCTAATTGTGCTTTGAGTGGCTTCATTTCAGCCTTAAACCGTAAATCTTCCTGTGCGATTGCAAGAGCTGATTCTTTAAAAGCTTTTAATTGTGTGCGTGCTTCTTCCGTCATTTTTGAAAAATTAATCTGATTCTTAGCCATAATATACCTCTTTCTACTATTTTACGCATAGTTGCGAAATAATTTTATTGTTATAGTTTGAGCGTAAAAAATTTTATTACGCAATCCACTTGTGGGAATCGAACCCACTTCTGAAAGGTTTAATCCTACCGTTAAAACGTGAAACTACCTGCTAGTAAGTGGAATAATCACTACACTTTTATGATTCCTTGCCCCGTGGCTGACAGTTTAGAATATAGCCAGTTAAACACCTATAACTTTTTTATTCGCAGAATGCAAATAGACTAATTCTGTATAGTTCAAAGTGTGTTTTATGAAATACCCTTGTCAATCGTTTAATCTTTATGCACTTATTACCCTATGCCCTGCTATATATTCACTTATTACCGCAAGCGGTAGCCCTCAAGTGGGTAGACTGGTAGCCCTCAAATTTTTATAAATTGAGCTGGTATTTATTTATCAATGTACAAGCTACACGGTGCGTAAGTTGCAATAACCCACTATGCCATCAGGCTTGAGCCGTCAAACAATCGTTATGTAGCTATATATAATAAAGGGATTTTACTGTCAGACTTGACAGCTATTGAAAAGAATTGTATAATCTAATTGCTTAGGTTAGATTGTATATACAATCTTTTCTACTCCCTGTATTATCTTTTTGATGGTACAGGGTTTTTTGTTGCCCTGTGACTATAATATAACACGCTGTTTACTACTTGTCAAGTAGTTTTTAAATATTTTTCTTGACCTGTATATCATTACCTCTATTGATAATGATGCTATAGTTGCCATTGCTAAAATCTTTCAACAATGCCTCTAGAACAACGTTCATATTAAGATTATACTCTTTACAAGCTAATCTAAAATTATCCAAAATATCAGCTTGTATCGGAGTATTTAATTGTTTTTTGTCTGCCGTTTTAATCACATCCCTCCTTTGTTTGATGATTAAATTGTACTACTTTATAAGTAGCTTGTCAATAGTTATCTAAAATATTTTTGTCAATGTCGTTTTCAACTATCGTGTTGTATCCTCTTGACTTGACTATATAATAATACTTTCACAACTACTTGTCAACAACTTTTTAATATTTTTTTATAATTT